ATTAGCTTATCAATTAATGTATCCTTAGCACATAGGTTACTATTTAATGCAAATTGCATCTTTGGTTTATCTTCGATGAACTTATCAAACAAGCGCCAGGTGTGTGGAGACATTAGAGGCTCGCCGCCTGTTAAGCGTAGCTCTTGCAAGCTATCTTTTAAGTCTGACTCCCACCATTTAAAGAACGCTTCTACATACGGATTAGTTTCTTTTGGACCAAACGGTTCTGCTTCGTCATGTGCATGTGTAAAGTGATTGCGTCCGTCACTTATTAGCTGACGATACGGTCCACGGACCTTAATATCTTTAGCCCATGTGGTACTGAATGCAGGGTTACAATAACTACATGCAAAGTTACAAGTCCTATCAAATGCAATCTCAAGTGTTTTAAGATTAACATCATCGCGAGGATCAAGCATTGAAACATGCTGAACATCCTTATCCTCATATATCACAGACTTGTAAACGCGGTCGCTAATTGCACCGCGTTCCATATCTTCGATTTTCCAACAATAGCCGCATCCTGGTGGCCGACGTCCGTCTTGCATTTGCATACGGTCTGTTTTCTTTTCACGTGTATTGTGCAAGGCTCTTGGGTTGTGTTCAAGTTCCTTAATATCAATTTGGTGTGCTGTTGGATGATGACAGCTAGTAGTCTGTCCACTGCCTAACCATATAGTAGCATTAAACCATTTCGCAAGACACAATGAAGGACTAAACGAATTGATATAGTCTAGCACTTCTTTGTCGGTTTCACGGCCATCTTTTCTAAGACTCATAACAATATATTCCTAATTTTATATTCTTCTTCGGTTGCAAACTCAAATACTCTTGACTTATTATACACTAATGCTGGAAGCATGTCAGTATATAAATCGATTAATTCCGACTCTGTTTTATTGCATACCCATTCTATAGTTTTGACTATACTAGGAATAACATCATCTTCGTGTAGATCTGTTAACGGATACGGAAAATACTCATTAAACGTTTTGAATCCTCTATCTTCTAGCCACTTATAAGTGCGCGTATTACCGTTTATTATAAACGGGCGCATGCCAATCATTGGCTTAAATTGTGTTTCGGATACAAATACATTATCCCACGGGCGAAACTCTGTCGCCCCTATTACATGCAGAAAATGGTTTTCCCAGTAATCCATATTGTGCAAACTTAACACGTCATGAGGTATACCAAATTCATCGTCCTTGTACCAGTGTCCTGTTGCTACGTAATCTTCTGCTTTCTCACCAACACTTAAATATAATTCATTTGCTGGATCGTTGTCGTAACAAATATCTGGCTTGCCCAATGTCACTATCCCTTGTGAATCTAACCCGCCATCGATCAATGCGTTTACTAACTTTACTCTGTGTTCTCTAGGTTTTCTATTATATGCAATGTACTTGTATTTAAAACTTGCCGGCAATAACTCGTCTTCAGTATAGTGCTTAAACTCATGCAACATAATTGGCGCAAAGAAATTAAACTCGTATTCGGAGTTATCAAAGTTTCCAATTAAATGTAGCTTAGGGTTTCCGAGGTTTTTGCAAAGAACATCTAGTTTTTGTGTGTTGAGCATAATAGGATCAACAGATGCCAAAATAAACAAATTGTCGTAGGTTTCATCACCTGCTATTAACTGACTGTACATGTCATTATCAAATTGTGGCCCAAACCAAGTGCTATTAATAAAGATATTCTTCTCGCCTGCATATTTACTAACGATGTTATTTTTAATAATATCTATAATGTTGGTCTCGTACTGAGACCACAGCCACTTGTCTGGGAATTGTGTACCGACGTAAGTTAAATCACCCTGCATAATTTAGATATTCTCATTATAACACCTGTGCTGTTAATTGTTTTACAATAAAGTTAGCTATTGTTATATGTCCTTTAATATTTGGATGACCCAAGCATGGCCTAATGTATTCCGCAAGCCTTTCAATTTGATACTCCCAATCCTTAGAAGTTATTGATGGACCATCAGCATTTATCATTCCTTTAGTATCAAATAACGGATTGTTAAAGAGTTGTGCCAAACATTGTTCTCTGGGTGTTAACCAACACGAGGACGGAACTATATCAAATTCTGATTTATCTTCTATCGAGAAGAGGTTTGCGAAAACATGCTTCACGCCAATACTCTTGCACCATAGATGTAATAAATTTATATTTTGATCATAATTATATTTGCGTTGTGGTTGTGTGTCAAAATACTTATACCATTGTTCTGTATACGGATGAAGTAAATTATTATGATTTTCTAAATCACTAGCGCGTAACTGAAACCTTTCGCCTTCATCTCCGAGTATAGTAATCCTGTGACTAGCGGTTAAGCAGAAAATTACAATGTCATCTGGCGTTAAGTCTGAGACAATTCCCGAAAACTCAAATGCTATATCGTCAATGCTTGATCCTGACGTTCCTAAATTAACGCATTCATATTCTAACTCATTACTAACAAGCTGGGCGAAGGTGTACTTGTATTTTTCTTTGTCAGGAACTAACATTTCTAATTCATCGCCAGCAACCCAACTGTCACCAAACCAATATATTTTCTTCATGTACTATCTCTTTTTGCGAAGTATTTGCATTCTTCCCAAAATGAAATTAACTCCGGGAATACTTCTTCAAACTTTGTATCATGTCGCTTATCTGCTTCAGTAAAGAAGCGATAGAAGTCTGCCTTCTTTTGTTCAACATTATCTGTTCCTTGTTTCATCCACGCAATGTCTCTATCCATGCGTTGTACTTCGTAATCCTTAAAGCCATGAAAGCGATCGTCTTCTGTTTCCATATGGTCTAACATGTATTGTTTTGCATCTTCCAACTTACTAACAAAATGCTCTGGAAGTATTTGCATACTTTGCCATTCTGGTGTACGTAGCACAGGTGTGTCAAACCAAATACGCTGGAAGTCTGTACTGTACTTTCTTCGCAGATGCAAAATGCACATCATTAACTGTCTGAGATTATGAATAGACAAATTGTTCATTGTAATAATAAATGTTACGCTACTGTAGTTAGGTACGTCAGTTAAGAACTCTTCCACGCGCTCCAACAATAAATTAAAGTTTAATCCATGGCGTATGTATTCGGCTTGCTCACCCCATGTATCAACACTTACGTACTGCATGAAGTGTTCGATCTTGCCTGTCGTTAATTGCTTAACATAGCCCATGTACTTGTCCCAAAGTTTTTGGTCTACTGACAGATTGCTTGTAACGTTCAGATGTAAATCGGGCTTTGGATTTGCTAATACATAATCAAATACCTTGTAGGTATTCTTGTCCATAAGTGGCTCGCCGCCTGTCATTCTAAAATGTACAAGTTCTTTATATAGTTCTGGCCACCACTCCCAAAATGCATCAACGTACGGATTATCTTCACGGTTGGGTATCGGGCGTCTATTACCTGTAAAGTACGCGGGATCATTATGCGGTTGTGTTGTCGGATAGGCACCGTGCTTCTTAACTTCCTGCATCCAAGTTGTAGAAAACTGGGGTGAGCAGTAAGAACACGCTAAGTTACATGCATGGTTAAAGTTAACCTCTACGTAAGAAGGGTTAACATCGGCATACGGGTTTGCAACTATAGCGTCAAAGTCCTTAGCGGCCCAAGGCTCGCCACTTCTATAGTGACGATCACTTAACTTTCCTTCAGCTTCCATCATCCAGCAATAACTACATTCAGGAGGCTGTATTCCATCTATCATTAATTGGCGAGCATCAATTTTTTGCTTTGTATTATGTAACGCGCTCGGATTTTTCTTAATATCGTCAATGCTTATTTGATGCAATGGTGGATGGTAACAGGAATTGTTTAATCCAGTAGGCAAGTGTAAGGACACTTGCTTCCACTTGGCAAGACACATAGACGGACTAACAGTATCTAATTTTTCTTTCATTAGCTCTGCGTCTGAGAGGAACTTACTTTTAAAGTCTTTATTAACTTCGTCACCCTTACTCATAATCCATCCTTATTGTATCCGCGTTCTAAGTAGATTTTCATCACCTGGTAATTGTGTTCTATATCGTGATGACAATCTTGGAAAATAGAATATATATTTTCTGATTCGATTAGTTCATGTAAAATATTAAACACGGCTGTTACTCTTTCTTTGCCAACTAAGTTATCATATTTTATAGGAATAACATGCTGGAACAATTTTAATGGTGCTACTAATTTTAAGTCTTTAACCATTTGTGACTCTGTACTCAACTGCAAAGCAAGACCCGGACTTGATAGTAGTAAGAATGGTCGCCTGTACATTATGCACCGAATTAACTTTTCTGTTATTTGCCAATTATTAGGCGAGTCTGACGTTTCGCATATTATTTCAATTGGAATCTGCTGGTATACTTCGCCCCAATCTACATAGTTACGTGGTGGTAATATCGGAACATCCTGCACAATACCAATATCACTATACGGCTTGTGTTTCGTTAAGTCACTCCACAATGCATTGGACTCTTTAAGATACGTTAGAACCGAAAGCGTATTTACAGATTCATCTTCTACAGATTGGTTCATACTAGTTAATCCAAGCTCGGCGTATTTAAAATTTCGAAACGCTTCAAGTGCATGTAATCTAGATACATTTAGTCGCCCAACAAACATACCAAATAATTTTGAATGGTCCCAGTGATTAAACTCTATAGGGATTGGTAGTTGTGCAACAGGGTCGCCAGCATCACTAACAGTCATGTTATAACTTATTAATTCCGATTCTTTATGGTTGCCGTACTTAAAATGTATTGTACTAGAGTCCCACTTATAGTACTGTACTAAATCATCAACTAAATCTATTAATCCTATGTCAATTGCAGAGATCGGTTCCTTAGTATATATTTCAATGCCGTTGCCTTCCTGCATTATCTCTATTATTTTAGCTGCTAGTATTCCGATATTCTTTATTTCATCGTTACCAACAAACTTTTGTATTTCTAGCCTTACCATCCTTCCCGATTCCGTATCACATCCATTTCGCGTACCATTATACCTTTGTTATGCCAGTTCGCACGGTAATGATATTTCATAAACTTGCTGTAAAATACATCTGGGTCGAGAATTTGCAAATCTAGCTGGCTACTAAGTTGTTCGCCAATCTCCCGAATTGACTGGAGTGGATCGTTTTCGCATTGCAGCACGACGTGGTTGTACACCTCTTCTAATTCGTCAAAGTCCTGTACGTTTTTATAGTCCCAATCACCTAGCATTGTCATATGTGTTCCCATGCGCGCGCCAAGTATTGCGTAAATTCCATTCTCAACATCAATTCCGATGTTATGCCAAATACTTAAATTATCCATGTTGCGTTTATGTACATCAGATTTAAAGTCTACTAGTGATGGCCTAGTGCCTTGGTTAAGACACATCTTAACCCCTTCGCGGAAGCCTGCTCTCCATGCTTGGAACTGACTGGCGTCTGGATACGTTGTGCTATAACAGTCATGCATAGCCCAGTACAACGGATCGAAACAAAACTCAACATCTGTATCATCTCTACCCTCTGAGGCTTCGTGCGTTTTCATATTATATATAAATTCTTTTGGCCAACAACTGATGCCACCATTGCCGTACGTTAAGCCATTAATGTGGTTACGTGCTTTCCAGCGGAATACAGCTTGCTCGTACTGGGCATCTTTTAAATCAAGTGTTAAGTTAAAGAAGTCCAAGTCCGGCAAGTTGTCGCCATCTATTAGAATAAACCTATCTGTTTGGCTTGCATCTGCTGCGGCTTTGTGTGCTGCATCACTGCCTTTAACGCCGTCGACTCTAACTGCCCACGGAACCATATTTTTAATCTTAACCCAGAACTCTTCTTTCTGTGGTTCGTCGTAGCTAAGATAGACTACGTCCAAGTCTGCTATGTCAACTAAGTTACTCATACGTTTTCATTTCCCAGTACTGTTCGTCGCCAACAATAGTAATGTCATCCTTTGTCGTACCATGCCCGAAGTGTGCGGGTACTAGCTTACCTATCGACGTACTACGCAACCGATTTATTTTTCCATCTTTAACTGTTATATCTAGACGAAGTTCGGCAAATTCTTTAGCGGTGATTGTAATATAATCTCCGGGCTTGTCTTCCATCGAATAAAATAACGGCCCGCCAGTTTCGATATCGTAGTACAACCTGAAAAACACTTTTGGTTTTTCAAATTGATCGTCTAGAATATCTAATGCATCATAGAAGTTAGTCATCCGTTAACGAACGCTTCTCATGATATATTATAATTGCATCTTCCATTAATGCAAGTTGCTTAAATATTTTTTCTAGTGAGGTTGCCGGAGCACCACGCTTTAATCCGCGAATTAACTTATCGCGAAAGTATTGTACATCGTCGTCTGTAACTACTTTGCCTGCTATTTCAGCGAAGCCTCTAATTTTTTCGTCATCTGTTAATATTGTCATAATGTTTATTTAACTCCTTGCTAAATTCCTTTATATAATAGTGAAATGGATATTCCTGATCAATTGTGTTAATGCGTATGTTAGACTTATCCAATTCCCAAATTAGTTCTTTCGTCCAGTCTTCCTCAGCCAACCAATTTATCTTACCCTTCATATGTATTAATGACGGATAGCTAGTACCTGGCAATGTAACGTTTTCTACGCCAATTAGTGCGGCAGCTATAGCATATATTAAATCTGTTGTGCCGGGGTCGGCTAGACCCATTTTAATATGTGGTTGCATTACTTTCCAGCTACTAAACAACGACCGCACAATATTAAAAAAGTTATGCGAGGTTCTACTTACGCGCCAGTATGTAATTGCATTATACACGTCCGGCAAATTGTTTACATCAAATATCTTCCTGTATGTACGATCACTAGTGATTTGATTATGATAATTTCGTGCGCCGGTTGTTAATACAACGTCCTTGTGTTCTAGCATTTGCCACCAGTGGTCAATACTGTGGGGTATTATCATATCAGCTTCAATCTTTATTGTTTGTCTAAATGGACTAGCATGTAGTACCTGCCAATCGTTAGCAAGTACATTCTCGTAATTAACATCATACGGAAATACTTCGCTGTAATCAAATACGCTAGAATCATAATGTTTATCAGACAACAATGCTATCTTTGCATCTGGTGTATGTAATCGTATGCTCTTAGCACATGCATTAGCACAGTCGATGTAGTCGTCGCCAATAGCCCAAATTAAGTAACCGCGTTCTGCTTTAATCGGCATCTATTAATCTCTCCATTGCGACCTTATTTAAACAATGAAAGTCTTGTCCTTTAATTACTGACTGCATTTTTCTCTGCTTGTTTCTTGACCATTTCTCGTACCGTAATTCAAATTCTGTGTCATTTATTTGTGTTACGTTAATATCTGTAGTCGCAGTTGGTAATAACCACGGGATGGATGGTATTGAATCTAACCGATGCCCGTGTGCAATTGATAATGCTATGCTCACAGCATAATCGTTACGGAACGGTGATAGGCTAAACCCATATACCTTTGAATATAGCTGGTAGTTATCTTTAATCATTGCAATTAAGTTAAACATAAATTTTGAATGATCTGACTTACGAAAGAATAAAACTGTTGCCCAGTAATGTGGAAACGGTGTAGTGCCAAACATCTGATATGCATTGAGGCCTGCTTTGTTTGCTACATCATAAACCGCCCTATGACATAAAAAGTCATATGGTGAATCAAATAACAAATTTAACTGATCGCTATTAACGATATAATCACTGTCGATTACTATCGTTTCGTCGTATGGACTAACGTCGAATGATTGGAAACGATTTACATTATACCAATAATCAATTTGATCTTCTTTAAATGCATCATAGTTTCGCAGACTCAATGCCATTGCTTTCTTAAAGACAACGTTATGTTTGGTTTCGCTAACACTAGCTTCATCTGTTACTATTGTCGTTGGCAAGCCAAGAAACTTTTCTACTCTATCTGCCACCCATGTTGCTTGTTTGAAATAGTTAAGTTTGGTATTATTGAAAGCAAATATTAAAACGCCTCTACTCATCGTTTCGTTTGCAACTCTTCGAATTCTTGGTACCATCCATTCATCTGTTCTTGCCAGCGCGTAACTACCATGCTGTATAACTCAAGCGAGTCAACCTTACACGGGTTTCCGTATTCATCTAATATTACAACGTTAGCAGTTGATCCTGTTGCTGTTAATAAGGAAAGCAATTCGGGACCAGCTTTCCACATGCCATTAAAGGCCGCAAATAACATTTTGGATTCGTATTTTTCTTTTAGTACTCGTTTAGCAGAGTCGTGATCGAAATATCGCCTTACTTTGTTGGTGACATTTGAGTTTTCATTGTTGTCCATTTAATAACCTCTGCCGCATTGTAGCAGGATTAGTGTTAAATGTAAAGATATAATATGATGCAGACTAATTTCTGCATCATATTATGGGGTTTGATTATACTACGATTACTGTGCCTGTACCACTAATTGCACCAGTTTCGTCTGCTTCGCCACCGCCGGTGCCTACGCCTGTTGCTGTAAAGATAGTATTAACATTGCTATCAGCTGCACCAATTAATGTAAAGTTTGTTGCTTGTGGATTGGTAATTATATATTCCTTACCAACTTCAAACGATCCTGCTGTAATCTTAGTGTCACTTGGAGTGAATCTTTTATTAACAGCGTTCGCACCAAAACCGCCAACTAGTGTAAAGTCCGATGTACCTACAGTTACAACCTGGTAGTCAACACCTGCAATCATCGCTGTAGCGTTAACAGTTGCAGGAGTTATTGCTATTACTGTACCTGTACCACTAACTGCGCCAGTTTCTTTGGCCTTGCCTGTGCCGGCGCCTACGCCCGTTGCAACAAAAACGACACCTAGGGTAGTACTTGACGCGCCGATTAACGTAAAGTCTGTTGTACCAAGTTTAGTAATTATATATTCTTTTCCAATTACAAAACTGCCAGCAAGAGTGGCTGTGCTGTTTGTCTCTGCGTTTGGAGTAAATGTTTCGTCTACAGCGTTAGATGCTGCGCCAACTAATGTAAAGTCCGATGTACCTACACTTACAACCTGGTACGTAGTGAAACCTACCATATCAATAGCATCAATTTCAGTAATCAACGCAGTATCACCGCCAGCTATTACTGGTGTTCCCCAACTATTACTCAAGTAAGTAACACTTGGTGGAATTACTGTAACTGTAGTAGTTAATGTTCCATTAATTATTTCATCTACAGACCACGGTGCGCCTTCGGTATTATCTCTTTGTACGTGATCGTCAACATAGTCTACCGTTAACGATAATACTGCTCCTACTACTTTAGCATTTAATTGAATGTAGTTTGGTGTGTAAAGATAAGCTGAATCAAACTGTTTAAATATTCCAGCAAATCCTACGCCGAGAGCAAATACACCAGTTCCTGTTGCAAGTACGGTTGGTGATCCACTGCCACCTATTTTTGTTGTTCCTGTATATGCTACTGCGGCAATAGTCTTCGAAGCTGCAATACCTGTTAAGTTAATCGTACCACATGCAGCACAAAGGTTAGTCCAACCTGTATTTTTAGTATTTGCTGTGCCACCGCTACGTGCAAAAGCAACAGAAACTCTGCCGCCTGCATTAAAGAAGTAACGCATTTCAGCCTCACTGCCAAATGTAACTGTTGTTGGAACCGTTACAGTATCAATCCATTCATCTGTTCGAGCAATAACACCGCCTGTTGTATACGGTGTGCCACTTGCTGCGGCTTCGTGTCTGTTTGTTGTAATAGTAGAAATGTTGCCTGCTAGTGCTGTTAACACTGCAATTGGGTCAGTGGCTACAGGGTTAGTTATTGCAGTAATAGATGATCCCTGATGATTTGCGTAAGTTGTAATTTTATTTAATAACGATGCCCATTGCGTAGCTGAAATTACTGTTCCTGCAGTTACCGCAGTTACCGCAGTTTGGCCGTATCCTCTATCAGTTGCGCCTGCCGCGCCTACTGTATTTACGTTGTTGTTTGTGTTATTTGCTGTTCCGTCTATATTGCCGGTTGCAAAAGTATTATACTCATCATCTAATATGGTATTTCCTGCTAAGTAAGCCATTATTTAATTCCTATTTTTATAATTTTAGTTTACAGTTACAAAAGCTTCAATGACGCCTTCTGTTTCTGTTGTTTTATTTTCTAATGCTCTACCAATAACATTAAATGATGTCATTTCTGATGGTAACGCTGCCCTGGCTAGACCATTTCCTGCAGAAACAAGTCTTTCGCCTCTGTTGATTTTGCCAATTACCCGAACTGGCACCCTGCCGCTCATTGCTACTGCTGGGTGGGTCTCATTATCACCAGCGGCTGCATTCATTAAAAATGCCGCGCTAGTACTTATAACTCCAAATACATCGTCCGACAAATCGTTTGCCGCTTTTGTAATTTCTTCTACGCCGCCTAATTGTACTACTGTGCCTGGTGTATATGGTGCGTCAGAATGGAAGCGTTCAGCCAAATCAGCGTACTGTGCTGAAGTTGATTGTCCGCTAAATGTAACAGCATGTATAGTATCAAAACGTTTTAGTGCTTCGCCAAAATCAATTGTTGCATCGACATCTGGGTTGATAACGCCAGTGACGTCAGCAGTTCCGTTTAATATGTCATCAACATAATCTTTGTTTGGAATGTCTAATCCCGCTAATGGAGTTGCTACTTGTGCGCGAGCACTTGCGCCATCGCATGTAATAACAGTTGTTGTAAGACCGCCGTCATTAACTTGAAGGAGTAAATCGCCATCGAGTGTAATGTTACCAAGAATTACATCATTGCCAGTAACTTTAAGTTTACCATCGCCGTCAGCACCAACCGTTAATCCGTTATCGTTAATAATGCCTAATGTACCAATTGTAGTATCGTCTAATAGCGAACTTAAAAATCCTGCGCTATTAACTCCACCTAGTAATTCTGCATTTGTGGCGTCTCCTACAAACTTAGGAAACTGTCCTGCTATTGTCAAAGCCATTTGGATGCCGGGCTTGATAGTTGCTGCAAATCCTGTTATTGGAGTAGCTGGTGTAAACTCAGCATCTTTACTAACAATTGAAACAATCTCATCATTTACAAAAAGTTTAATTACAACGTGATCAACTGCGATGCTATCTGTAATAGTATCAATGATCGAACCTGACGTTCCTGTGCCTGCTGTAAATGCTGGGCCGACTAATATAAAGTTAGTACCATCGTAAGCGTTCAATTGTGAATTTACTGTATCGAACCACAAATCACCTGTTACGTTTGAAGTTGGTTCTGCTGGTTGCGCTGCGGCTGCTCCTAAGTTTTTAAATATTGTTCCATTGTAAACTTTAAGTAAGCCTGCACTTGAATCGAACCATAGTTGGCCACTTAGTGGGTTAGTCGGTGCAGTAGCGTTCGCATTGTTTTCAAGCATCCTCAGGAAGTTTTCTCCTAAGAATTCGCCGTAACCTGCGTAGTTCTTACCGATAATAGTAATGCTACTATCTGTATTAATTGTTCCATCTGTGACGGTTGCAAAGATAGAACCATCTGTTAAATTTATTGTATAAGCCATTTAAGAACTCCGTTTATTACCTTTATTTATCACTTTATGTTGTCGACAAGTTCGTCAACGTTTGTATGCGAACTGTATAATCTATTTGTATCTGGCGGTTTAAAGACTTTTGAATTGGGTGGAATACCACATGCGTAATAAGCTTCGGATCCTCGCCAATACCATTCCATGCTTTTAAGCCAAGTTCGTCAAAAACAAAATCACCATCAAGTTCGGTGCTATTATCAAATGCCTGCTGACCGCTTGGTTCGCCATAATCAAGTAAACAACTAACTAAAATATCAGTATAAATCTTACCGCTTGTATGCAGAACTGTTAGGTTGTTTCTTGCTGTGTCTGTATTAGCAGTTGAATTATCATCAACTACTTTTAAATAAGTTTGGTTGTACAAATCTGCGTTTTGCCCAGTTGAGTTTGCAGGCAAATATGTAATAACGCCTGTTGGGTCAACACTAGTGCCACCATTACCAAATGACATTTGATAGATCTGGCCTATTCCCTTATTTGCCAGGGAATGTGCTAACGATTCGCTGAAGTTTTCGTAGTGAATAGCATTCGTTTTATCTTCGAATACTTCTCCTGTAATCGGATCAAATACTTTAATATGACCTGTTATCTTAAGATTACCTTGTTGTATCATTGTGATGTTTCTCTCTTATCTACTAGTACTTCGCCAGAATTTGGATCGGATATTTTAATGTGTTCATCAACTAAAATCTGTCCGCTTTCGTTAGCTTTATCTCCAGCCGATTTATTTTCTTGTTCGTTATTCTGCATAATAGCTATTATTTATCTACTTTAAAAATCACTAACTTTTAATAAACACTGCCTGCAAAGTAGTCTGATTTTCTAATTTGACCTCAAATCCATCATCTGAGTTTGTGCCTGGTGCATACCAAATGCTATCCGCAGCTTCCGTTGTATCATTTGAAATAATTCTTGCTGTTCCTGGCACTAATCCTTGAGCACTTACATCGTATACCACGTCATTAGTTGTGTGTAATGATGGAATGCCTGTGCCAGCTGTGCCGCGACGTAAGCCACTCACAGTGTTATTTAACAAGTCACGTTCACGATATGTGATTCGCTCACCGTTAATAATTAAAATACCAAATTTTGCCATTGCTAAGTCAGGTGTACCAAGTACACTTGCATCGTCTACGTAGATGATGTCGTCTGTGTCTGACAGATCTTGCGTTAAGAATGTATCGGACATTTTGTACATAGCTACTGAGTCACGCATATCTTTAAATAACCTAAACGATGTGCCTGTGAATGTATCAAATACTTTAATATCAAGCGTATCAAATATAGCACCCGGCACTAATTCTTCTGGGGCATGTGAATGATATGTGTCAATGAACTCACCGCCATCTACATTAATATCAGTTGGGCTTGTGCCTAGGAATGTGTCAAGGAACTGACTCTCATATATAGCATCAATCAAATCGTCACTGTATGTAGGGAACCCTTCTGGGCCAATATCAAAGTTATCAAATGGTACTGTATCGAATGTTGACAAATCAAAGCCTGTGTTTTGATCAAACCCAACACCGTCAACTTCAACGCCCGGATACGCAATACCATTAATAAGCAATGATAAATCTAAGCCTGGACTATTAACGTCTGACACATAAAAACCAGTAGTACGATCAATACCACTAAGTGATTCAATATTCACTAACTCATGTAAGTCTGGATTAAATGTTGTTGCTGGTGCTGTATCTATTATTCTGTATACATCATTATCAACTTTTACAAGTTGGTCAACATCATAAGCTGTGTCTGCTTCCCACGCAACGATATTCGTTTCGTATTCGTACCTGTCATATTTTACCGACGTATTAAATGTTCGCACTAGCTCATTATTCATTACTGCCAATGCCTTAGCGTCTGCACCGTTACCGCCAACAAATGTAATTGTAGGTGTTTCGGAATAGCCACTTCCTGGGTCAACTATATTGATCTCAACAACAAGGCCAGACACATCAACTCTAGCTGTCATTGTCGCAGGAGTTAAACTTTCGCCTGTAACTTCAATAGTTGGTGCCACTGTATACCCAGTGCCTGGATTAGTAATTATTACATCTTCAATAGTTAATTGATAATTAGCGAACCATTCTTTCCATGGTGCCGTCTGCCACACTTCATCTGTAGCTAACTTGTTACTTGGATCAGTAACTAATGTTGCACCGTCGTCTAATATAGGACTAATATATTGATCAAATTCTGCATCGTATGTTGATGGGCAATCAAAGTCAGTAACTGTGCCATTTACATAGTCAATGCCATCATAACTTAATAAGAAGTCTTTAACTTTAGTGTGATATGGCTTAGTTTCCTTAATGTAATCAATTAAGTAATCTTGATTATCTTTCTGGTAAACATCATATTGTGACAAGCTACGTACTTTCTGCGTCACATCAATTAAACTTGTTTTGTACAACCAATCAACGTGCGGTTGTTCTGCTAGAATGTAGTTGAATACAGATAAGATTGCCCTGCTTCGTTCAATTGCTAAATCGTCTATTAATATTTCTTCGTTTATTGATCTAATTATTTGGCGTAATTCAATAACTGGTTCTTCGTCGAAGTTTTGTGCTCCGAATACTTCAATGTCCCAGCCGTAACGGCCAAGTTCGTAATTCCAAAGTACCTCGTTGAACTGAATAGTACCATTTTCTAATGCTACTCTATCCCATACACCGTCAACTAATCTATAGATTTCCCAACTGCCAATACTGTTATGCACTACTTTTGCAATAGCGTTATTTTCAATGCCATTCAATGTAGATAACTCAGTAAACTCGTTAACAACATAATCTACAGAAGTTAATGGGTTAAAGTCTTCCGCGTTCCAATTTACAAGATCCCAAAAACGTTTAGTATCGTAACTCTGTACGCGCTTCAGCTGTAATGTTTTTGCTGGAGTAACTTCGTAAATAGCCCACAAGCCGCCACTGTTTTCATCTGTCTCAAGTAGGTATGAATATCCAGCTGGCACCGTTGCTAAATCTTGGAATGATAATTCTTCATTGTTAAAAATCTGTTCGTCCCATTCTCCGGATGTATCTGAAGGCATAGCTTCTTCGCTGTTAAGTAATGTATATGGTTGCGATTCAGCAACCGTGTACTTAATTAGTATGCCGTTCACTTTCTTCATGTAACTCGACAATGCTGCATATCTATCAACAAACATTGATTTACGTGGGCGGAAGTCAATACCGAATCTGTCTGCAGGACTTAATCCCACGTCAGGTACTAAGTTGCCTAGTGAATCAACACCTGCGAAACTATCCTGTAATTTTTTAAATAACCCATCTGACAAGAAATCTATAGGATGATTTTCGCGGAATAAATCATATTCAACAAACACATTGCTATCATTCTTAGTTCTATCGTATTCGACATATATTACCGAATCGGTATTTTGAATTATATCGTTACAGTTATAAAGTCCAATTGTGTTTGGCGCAATAAAGGCCGCGTACGACACACCCGAACTAGAAGGCGATTCAATGTACGATGCAATAGCACTCGCACTTAATGTCTTTTCAGAGTTAACACTAATTGTTTCAACACCGTTAACCCAATAGTAATAGCTGTTATTGACTATTCCAGATTTTTTAACATTTGCAATTGTGATAAATTTATTTTCATCTAGAACTGTTCCGGTACCTGTGTATTCGCTAGGTGGTACATTGCTCTCAACCCACTGGTATACATCGATAGTGCTACCGTTGAATACTTTGCCCCATAATTTACTAGCTTGTTTCGCATCGCCAATATTATAATCTAAGAAACGAACAGTTGAAACGTCCCACCAAATCTTACCAACCTGCTCCTTGCCCCAAAGCAACCCTATATTTGTGTCGCCGTAAACAGTTGGATCGTACACTGTTATAAAATCTAAGTTCTGACTTGCTGCGCCAAGTACCTTTCCATTTAATGGATCGATATAGTCTAAGTAACGCGACACATTCATTGTATTACTATTATAAATGTATGTTGAGTTGATTAGATCAACATCAACTATCCCGTTCCGTATATTCGTTGCATTCCAGCTACGTGAATTAGTTGTATTTCTAAATACAACAATTCGACCAATGTCTGAATCATAACCTACTGACCCAACAACTAATATACCATCAACTAAACTAACAGCACTACCAAAGTCATCACCTGGTGCGATGCTAGTAACAATTACCTGTTGACCGAATACTAATTTACCGCCAGTAAATACATCTCCATCATTCAATAAGTCGTATGTATAAACTACACCGCTTCCGAGAACCGTTGATGCATTGTCCATAGTCACCGCAGTAGAATCAAACGATGTCTCTTGGTCAACTACTGCTAGTATATCTGTAGCATTGCCATCCACTGCGCCTACAACTAATTGATTTAAGTCTAAATCAATATGTAATGAGTTTCCAAAGTGTTGATCTTGTGTAGCGTCAACTGGGCTTGTAATAGTCTGATCAACGTAGTATGGGGTTAACCCTAAATCTGCAAGCGTAACAGTTTCACCCGGTAATACATCTAACTTGTTAGCAATTGATTGTACTTCTTTATTAATCAACTCAATAGTTAAATACCCGTCTTGAAATGATGCTCTAACATTTGGAATAGTTATTAAGTTAATCGCATCTGCTACATCTTCTGATGAGCCGCCAGCTGGAAGAGCTACTTCTACGTTGTCTATTCTAATAGAACTACTAGCCGGTATTGTTGGATTTTGTATTGTGCTTGTAATGTATCCAAACATTCTTGGCTGGTTAATGTAACGTGTAACGCTACCCTTGCCATCTAAGTCATTCTCGGCTCCGAAGTAAACTGAACATTTTGCCTTGCAAATAGTTACAGCATTACCAAATGTAGCACCGACTGTTGGGGTTTCTGCTGCGACTAATTGTATTAATTTAAATTCAGTTGTATCAATTTCTAAGAAGTCGCCAACTTTAACAGCACCAGGTTCAAGTGTTACAACGTTGCCTGTAATGCTATATTCATAATTTAAATTTGCGCCTTCTTTAATTAGTTGCTTGCCATTGTTAAACACCGAACCAAGTGCGGTTCTAGTTGATGAATATGTTAAATCATTTGCATCGCTTATTACAAAACGTTCAACTACTCTATCAATAATGTATGCGTTACCTGTGTCTGTGCCTGTGCCCGGTGCTGTAATAACAATGTGACTACTGTTTTCAGTTACATCAATTTCTGCACCAAAGCGATCGCTTGATCCAAGTGTACCAACAATAGAGCTAATGAATCTAAATGTTGTGCCTAGTGAAATGCTAATGTTTGCTGTGCCACTAGCTGGTGCCGTTGCAAACACCACGGCAGTTCCTACTAACGTATAATCAATTATTGGACGTTGTATTATTGCATCAACTTTAACAATAATAGAATATAATCCATCAAGCGCAAATAAATCTACTACTGCAAAGGTATCTTCTATCGTGTCGCCACCATATACTACAGTGTCTTTTCGCGAAATAACAACCGTGTCACCTGCGTCTGGTAACGTTGTTAATATGATATTTGGTGCTACGTAATCATAGTCAGAAGCATAATCTAATAGTACACCGTTAACGGTTACATTAATTTCATTCTCTGCACTAATAACGATATCGCTTGTAATATCATATTGCAGTGTTGCTCCGTCGGCTATAAACGAGACCTGTTGTGTTTCGTAATCTATTTTCTGATATGAATGAACCTTGTTATTATCTGGCTCACCAACAAATACCCAGTTTTCATCTTTGCTCATTGCAATACTTAAACCAAAGCCATCACCAAGTGTAGATCCCAACGTTTGATCTGGACTAACAAGCAATTGGGTTTCGATAACATTATCTAATGTTCTATTACGATTTGCAATTGCTACAATGCCCGGAGTACTTACATCGCCTGGCGCTGTAATAGCACCCCATGCTTCTATTAATACCACATCGTTACCGTAGCGTGAAATATTTGAATTACTGTTTAACGATAATGGTAGCTTCCATGTGTAATTTCCAACACCATCTTTATTATAAAAGTGTGCTTCGCCTGTAGCTGGATCTCCTACTAGTAACCCGGAATTTGCGTATCCTTGTGATACGCTCTGACCAAATTCAGCTGTTACTCCATTAGGATTAATTTCTTCATCGCTGTATATAAACGGGCGTGTTTTCTTATATGTTGCTGGCTGCCCGCCATCGTTTGCAACCCAGACAGTTTCGGGTGTATGAATGTTATTATCAAACACAGAGCCTGCAATAGAACTTGGTACATCTACACGTGCCGATCCAAATTGTAATATAATTCCCGTGCCGTCCAGAATACAAGTTTGATTCTTAGCCAGGGCGCCGGCTATTACAATGTTAATTGAATCAAACACTCGTAATACCTTATGGGTGCCATCAACTAATTCATCAAAGTCGAGAACAACGATTGTGTCGTTAGCTGCGAAGTTATGTGCGATGTTAGTAACTAATGTTAAGGTGTCGTCTAAATTATCAGTCACACTAATAACAATAGGATCTTGTTTAATTGCACGATATACATTCCAATCAGTCTCTGTATCCCTTGCAACCCATATTAAAGTACCTTCACTCACATCACTAGTTACATCTATTTCACTAATATCAAAAACAGCGATGTCTACATCATCAACATCCACAAAGCCTGCCGTTGGCAAAGCTGTGTCTAAGTTCTGCTCGCTGCATGTAGGGAAAATATTTTTATTTGTGTTCTTCTCGCTCTGCTTATAAATGTTAGCTACAGGAATTAGCAAGTCGCTAACTGATGCGTCGGCTACCGAGTCAACAATTTCTACTAGGCTCGGATTTGTTGTAAGACTGTCTTCGTCAAGCTTCAATTCAATATATGAACGGTTGCTAGTAGCACCATAACTAGCGCGTTTAATCGCCCAGTTCTCAAAAATAGTATAATCAACTGTTTCTTTGTTTAACTCTGCATCTACAAATAAGTTGAGACTATCAACTGTGCCTTTATTCTCTATCATATCACTGTAAATGTTTATCTGACTAATGTCATCTAAGTCCAATGAACGCAAGTAATCTCGTGAACGGAAACCTGTTAACCCAAATGCCATTAAATCAACATCGCTTTCTAAGTTTGCAGTTTTATTATTGTAGTACTGAAGCATTTGGTCTGACTTAGTCGCCAAGTTAGGCAATAGGCCCTTGTTAATGCTATTGTAATCTGTTTTTACCCATTGGCCGTAATCAAATGTTTCGGATGGTTGAACTTTTTCAGACGCGCTCCAGTACGAATTCTTAAACTTAACAATGTCGCCCTTGTTATACGTGCTTACTTGTGTCCAAGTTTTAACATTATCTTCGTTATATAAGAAGCCTTGTGCATCTAGCTGACCGTTCCAGTCGTACGTAGTAAATCCAGATAGTTTAACACGATGTTGTCTTACGCCAGTGACTGGATCATAAATTAAGTCATTGAATATACTAACATTATCTAAAATTAGCAAATGCTCAAAACTAGTTAGGTTGAATTTTAAGTAACTAATAATGTTACCGTCGATCATTTGTAACTTAAAGTTATTATCGATACGATCAACTACGTAGTCGCTAATATCTAGCGGTTCTCTATTTTGATTTAATGGCTGTTCTGTTAATTCTAAATTAGTTAAATCATCAACAATGTGTAACTCTCGTTCAAACTCTAATGCCGTTGCCGCTGGGTTTAAGTTAATAATGCTGTTAACCGCCCAGCCTTGGTCTGCCCAGTACAAAAATTCCTGGACCATTTGCACCCAGTTAACTGCCTGTGTGTTTTCACGTTCTTCAAATTTCAATCCCGAGCGTATTAAATATTCGTTGTAGCTTACAATAAATTCACCAATAGCCTGCTTACTAGTAAACACATGGCCATATGGAATATATTCTATAGAGTCAGCAAAATCTAATGGAACTCTAATAGACGAAGTTGCTGCATTGGTTCTACCAACAGCGATAGTATCAAAGCGTCCTGTATTTACAGAGGATTGTATTTTAAAATATGGGTCTGTAAAACTGTTGCCAATAACTGCATAACCATCAGCAACCTTTTGTACTACAATTGATGAATATATAATTTCATCTAGTGGTTGATTCTTATACATTAATAATTTGTAACTTTCGTCGGGCAATAATAAGCTATTATTTGTGCTGTCCGGGCTACTCTTGTCTGTAAAGATTTTTAAGTTATTCTTATCTGTAAACGATGCCATATGGTGACATAGGTTCACATTAAGATTTGATAAGTCCGTTTTAAGTTTTGCAAGACTTTCGTAACCAAAGTGTTTGTTGTAATCAATAACCCAGTTTATGTAACTATGCTTAACTGTATTTTCATCAAGTAACTCAATGTCACGTACATCAATTCTTAGACGACTATCATACAAGTACTGTTCTGAAACTGCATCATAAACATAACGATCTCTGTCAGACATTAACGCAAAGTACTGAGCTGGCCTAGTTAATGCATACAGTGTTTGCATTGCAAATGGCCATGCACTTGATTTTCTCCAAGCCGATTCAGCCGGGGCTACATCGCTAACCTTCCATGACTTCTTAAAGTCGTACGCCGAATAGCCTGCTATTAGAGACTCTAACGGCATCAATAAGTGACCTTCGCCATCAACCGGTAGTATTTGAGTCAGTCCAGGACGCACGTATCTTTCATCTACGTGTTCATTGGCTGGATCTTTAATTAACCCGGCTTCCATGTCGTCCCATAATACTAAGTTACCACTAGTGTACGGTGCTGGACCGTAACGTAGTGTCCACCAGTCTGGGCGTTCTGCTAATCCAACCATTTCCCACGGACGCTCATGTGGTGCATCTGTATCGTAGTAGTCTATATAGATGCCACGCCAGTGTCCTTGTTCAATTGACGCATTAGTTAATTTGTCAGTTGAGGCACTGTAGTTCCATGTTTTGTCTTCTGCTTGATTGTAATCTTGTTTTTTGTAATCAATTCTGTTCCAACCTAACCACGACAGTAAGATAGGTGACAGTACTTCAAGAATTTCTTGATCTGCGTAATCTGTTACACGAAATGCACCCGGCATAATATCAGCTGGTTCAATCGGAATAACGTCGTTTACTTTAATATTGTTATAGATACGTTTTTCAAATTCTAATAATACTAAATCACGTATATCGTTATTGCCATCGTTGTCTTTTCCAAAGGAAGTAGTAATGCTGCCATCGTGTCCTCGTACGACGTCGACTGGATTCGTATAAGTGTCATCTGTAAATATCAACGGTTTGTATTTTGGAAACAAACCTAATTTAGTAGGTGTGCTTGGCACTATTGCGCCGAGCGTCGTGTTGTATTCGTTAATTCTTATAACATCATCCGGTAATATTTCAACCGATACATTAATACGTGGGCCGTCTGTTGCTACACTGTAGTCAGTATCTTTTGTTAGCAGTATACCATTATGATATACTAGTATCGCTTGGGTGTTAGCAGTTAAGAAGTCATATGTGTTAAGCGTAGTAAACGTTCCTGTACTAATCGCTGTTACTAAGTACTCGGTAGTTTCGTAATCCGAGCCAGATGGTAACATATCGCTCCAGTAGTACGAACTATCAACTGTTTTACCTGTGTTAATATCCTTAATTGCATTGTCTAGAATATCGCCTGGCGTCATTCCAAATATATCGTGCTTCTCAACCCAATCAGTTAACTGATTCTTAAACTTTTCGTACTGGCGTGACGCAAAGTCTACTGAACTAAAGAAATTATATTCTTTAAAGCGCATAAACATAGCGGCAAGTGCAATTGGGGATGATTGTTGTACAATAAAGTTACCGTATTTGCTTATGTCACCTAGGTCACGTAGATTATTAGCACCATTAATATCACCCTGCACCGTTAATATGTTTTGTGCTAGGTTGTTATAGTGATTACGAATCGTGCCAAGTGTTAATAACGTTGTGTTCTCATTGAACATGTTACTTGATAAGTTAGTTGGAATTTCGTAGTACCCATCTTTACTAATGTCGTTGCTAATTACTTTTAGTTGCAATTCAGCATCTTCCGGAATGGTATTTAAAAATGTAATAACATTCGCAGTTACTTCGTACTCGTCCGGAGTAATAAATGCACCATTAGCAGTGATTCTAACGGCAGGGATTAATAAACCATCTTCCGGTGTAATATCTAATATTACAGGTTCGCCTGTATATACCAAATCAATAACTTGTGCCTGGCGTGACTGTTCAATTGATTTAACCCAACCAATTGCATTTGTATGTTCAATCCGGGTGTTGTATTTTCTAGCAAAGCCATTACTAATTGGTGTGTCGGCAAGTGACACACTATCTTCTACATACAAGAACGTGTCGTTGTACATATTATTTTCAAAAACAATATCGCCTAGGTTATCAATGTTTAAATATCTTAACGGGAAGCCAAGCACTGTATCATTTGCACCAGTGCCTTCGGCATAGCTGAATAACTTACTGCCAGTGAACGTAGTGCTTGAGTATGCGTTAATATCACCAAGCGAATTACCGTTAGTATCGAATATATCAAACAACGGTGCCTGGTTAACAGACGTTTTAGCTTGTGACTCTACCCAAGCAGTACCATCAAATGTGTACGTTGTACCTTGTTGAGTAAATCCTTTTGCAACTACAACAATATCATTTTCTTCACTATCACTATCATCTGCCAGGACTAAGTTTAAAGTTTCGTTACCGTCATTGTTAACATCAATAAACTCAACTAAGAAAATCTTGTCTCTAACAGTTGGGTCGGCGTCGTTAGAAAAGATAATACGACTACCGTCTATTAATTTATATCCATCAACTGTGTAACCCAGCGATCCATTAATGTTTGACATTGCGTCGAGCTCGGCAAAGTCAATAATATCAACAAGTTGCTTACCGTACGTTCCGTAATTAAATAAACGCAAATCTGCATCGAACTCAATGATTGGGCGAGATGCTCTATTGTTATTATCGATATCTACTACAGTGTTGTTATATTCTGCGGTTGCTGTGATAACATCTAAGTGGAACCATCTGTTGCTGCGAGACCATGCATTTTTATCTAGGCTAGATCTATTAATAGTAATATAATCTAACTCAGTTGGTGCATTTAATGTTCCATCCATCGCCGTTGTATCCCAAGCCGAGATGTCCCACGGGACAGTAAAACTTGTGGCATACGTCTCTGGCACTTGTAAATCGTTAACTAGCACCAAGCGTATTGATGTACCAACCCCTTCTACAATATAATCACTTCTATCGTATTCTTCTGGAGATACTACACCACGAAATCGTACTTTAAGTCCGTTTGTAAATACTACCCCATTTGGACTTGTATAAGTTGGTCTGCCAAGTATATCGTCTATATCTAAAATTGCGGATGACTCATTATCAACTACACTAATAACACCAAAACGATTTGGGTTAGTTGCATCTTGATAATATAAAGTATCTAGCGATGCTGTTTCAAGCGGTACTTGTTCAAAGTATCCGTCGGAGTCTTTAAAGAAACCTACGTTACTGTATAGCGCACCATATAGTATTGTGAACTTTTCAAAAATCGTAATTTGTTGCAGTGGAATTAATCTAACATATATGTCGCCTAGTACGTCTTCAAGATAAATTCTAAAAATTTGGTATCTGTCTTCTTGGTTAGTTAACGGTAACCCGTCGTTAACCCAACCCAAGTCAACTGCATCGCCTGGCGTGTCGTCTAAGAAGATAACAGTCTTGTTATCAATGTTTTGTATGCCGGCTATCTCGCTAACATCATCAAGCAACTGATCAGCTATTGTATCCATACGCCTATCAGTCGCTATATCAACGTTGCCTATGCTTGTTAAGTTATGATAGAAACTTTGTGCATCACTAGCCGGAACATTGAATTGAATTGTGCCGTTGTCTTCGCCGTTGTTTGTAACTCCAACAATGTCTCTACTGCTGATATTATCTGCCCACGGTACTGTACCGTCTAGCCCTGGATGTGTTTGAATATAAAAAGGACTGCCAGTCTGATCTAGATTGAAGTTATACGAACCTCCGCGTAACACTGTAATAACAGGGTTTGCAACGTTAAATCCTTCAATTGAAAACGAATTTGCATTTGCAGTAATTTCAAAATCGTTTGTTAGCAACACACTTGATGCTGCTACATCAACACTGTCAGGACCATTCGGTAACCAAAAGTATTGAGAGTAGTTTACAAACTTGTCAAAATCAATAAGCGGTGACCAGCTATACATGTCAGATTTAAATAAGCGATCGTGATTATCAACATTGGCGCCAGTAGTTGCTAGGCCATCTAATAGACCCAGGTACGTTAACGCGTCAACAGTGTCACCGTTCTCGTCTTTAAATATAACTCCTGGCTCAAGTTGATAGTTAGTTCTTCTTTCTGTCAACTCATCAATATATCCATCAGTTGATGACTTACCCGGAGCATTTATACGACCAATGTAACCTTGAGTTTGTTTTAACTTTGGTTCTTGAATCAATTGATCAAGAGTTGAGTTTAAAAACTTTCTGTTAGTTGGTGTTTGAAAGATCTCTGGTAGAAAATCTACACTGCGAATTCTATCTGCCATTTATTAACCTGCCTTAGTCTGTATGTTGCTTGCTGTTAACGCATCAATAATTGTTACATCGTCAACAGTTGCCGCACTTGTAAAAATTTCGTACGGTGCTGATTTAATTTCGTATAAGTCGCCAAACGTCTTAGATGGATCTTTTGACGTAATAACAATTGATGCCACTGTATCACCTAATTGCGAATGTATAAAAGCTGCCAATTCTGAGAAGTAAAATGTATCTCCGAAGTCCCAGTTATCAATATCAAAATATTCATTAATGGTTGATATCACGCTACTTTTAATTTCACTATCACTAGTGGTTGTGTTACTAACTTTAACCACTTTAATAAAAGCCTGTAACTGTGTGTCTGCCTTATTACCAAACAACGGTTTAAACACAACACTACTTAAAACCATATTGTCACTAATCATTTTGCTTTCTTGCAAATCGTCGTATTGTACAGACAATTCATCAGTTGTTGGAACAGCTGGTTCCTCAACTGAATTAGTAACATCCTGAATGTATCTAAGGTGTGAGTCGTAATAATTTGCAGTTACAACATACACGTCGATAATGTTTGTTACACTTGGGTTAATACGTCTAGTCTCCGGACTGTTATGCCTGTACTGGAAGTGTAAATTGTCACGCCCAATCTTAGCAGTATAATCAAATCGTTCTATTAATTCTCTTATAGTTCCGTTTTCAACTTGCAATTCAAAGAACTTGTCTTCAGCAGTTGCATAAAATATCTGCCCAGCAACATGTTCTGTTTTAACTAATGCAATGTCGCCTTCTGTTTCATATTCATCATTAATCGTTGCTGATGTTACTGGCAGCAGTCTTTCTAAGTTGTCAAAGTCGACAGTTGATTGGAAGTAAACATTTCTGTTTAAGTTAATTCCCGACTCATCAACTATTAGTTTAAAGTAGTCTGGATTATCTGCAATGCCATCGTTGTCAAAATCAGTAAAACTAACTTCTACATTGTAATCATTTACATAGCCATCTGGTTCAACACTTTGATCAATAATATCCATTACTACATCGGATGACAGCGGATTATGTGAGCCATCTGGCTTGGTGTTTATTTTTAGTACGTTAATGAAATCATTAACAATTTGTCCGGATCTTGGATCAAATATCTTACGACTATTATCATAAAAGAATCTTGTTTCTAAGATGCTTGCGAAGAAATAGTTTAATGCTCTAGTAGAAACAGTATAACCTTCCGGCGTTGAAATAAACTTAACCATCCAGCTTGCGTCTGCATTTGTATTTGATGTTGACTGTGCATTTGACAAGCTAAATTCGCTTGTGTCATCTAAGTTGTCTGCACTAATAACATACCAAATATTATTTAAATGATCAAAACCAATTCCAAAGTTACGTAGTAACTCCACTTGTGTTAACATTTCTTGTTCAATAACAACCGATAAGTCCGAATTAAACAATGGTATAATTTCTTCTGCTTCGGCGCCTGTTGGAACAAAGTTGTTTATCTTAACAGGGCCTACAGTATTACCCGGCGCTGCGGCGCCACTTAATGTACCTTCAACCTCAACACTTGTAATTGTTGTCCATATCTCAGTTTTGTCGCCAGCGTGATTTGATACTCCTGCTTGCAATCTATTGTTTTCATCAAAATGTAAACCAGCTGGTGCAACAAACTTAACTAACGACTGTGGCAATAAGTGCTGTCTGTTATCATTAACAAACGGCCCAATTGCTCGAGCATTGCCTTCAGAGTTTTTAAAGTAACCAGATGTCTCATTTGTTATTGTTGTATTCTGTTGCCAAATTAAACGTGTAATTTCGCCTGCTGCTGGTAATGCAACACGGGTAAAGTTTTCATAGTAAAACTGGATTGTTCCACGACTGCCTAGTAGTGGTTCAACTTGATTTCTAAATACGGAGTCAATGTCATTTCTATCATTGAATGTAAAATTAAATGTTGTTAAGTTTGTGTCTTTATAAATTAGTCCATCACTAGCGTATGCATTAATGCTACTGTACTTGCCGGTTGGGTCAACTAAATCTAAGTAACGACTTGCTCCGATGTTTGTTCTGTTAATTGCTTTACTTTTTGTAATGCTACTATGCGCGGTGTACGGAAAGTTGTTATAGTCTTCGCCGTTAACCATTCTGTTTTGTGTGTAAAAACGTGCTGGGGCTCTGCGTTTAATATCGTCAATACTTTCATTGCCTTTCGCATTTGAGATAGGTTGTTGCAATCCAATAGTAAGAGTAAGCGTCTCATCGCGTCCAGTCTTGCTAGTGTAACTTATGTTAACGTCAATGTTCTGAATCTCTTCAGGGTTGATAACATATTCTAGGCCGTTGCTTTCGCGTATATATGTGCGAAAATCACCAATTGGTATTTCACTAAACACACCGTCACCAAAGTTAAATGCAATCTGATCATTTACTCTGCTTGTAACGCTAAAGAACTTGCGCTGACCGGCAGCGAGCTGTGTATTGTTTGAAGTGTATACGTTACTAACTTCATCCCATTCTTCCGTGCCTGATGATGTAGTTGCATCAGTTTTAAATAACCAAACATCATCATTATTGATGCCAGGAATATCAATGTCAATTGATATGTTGGCAATGCGTTCACTAAGTGTAAAATCTTGTGTTTGTAATGTGCCTTGTTTAAAGTAGAAAAAGTATCCGGTATTCGGACTAGCAAAGCCTTGATTATCGTTTCTGTATAATAAGTTAAGTTGGCCGTTTGCGCTTGGTGCAGGTTCGTATATGCTGTCCTTGCCAATGGATGTACCATTAACAATTTCAAAATCCATTACAGAACCATCAACGGTTGCAGAGAACGGGACAACAGGCAAGAAGCCATCCGACATATTAATTTCATATTCGTCTGTTCTAATGCCAACAATGTTTGCAGTACGGCCCGGCTGACCAATCTTTTGACTATTAATAAGTGCCGCACTTAGAATCGTTGTAAGCTGTTCTTGCCAATCATCATTGGTTTTGTCATTCCAGCGAATTGCAACATTACCGAGATTGTTTTTATTGTAGTCTACAATGTTTTCTGTAGTGGAAGCTGCAAGTATCTTAAGATAGCCGCGCGCGGTCTCGTTACGCTTTGGAGTATATCCAACTAACGTAGCTAGGTTGTTAACGCTGTCGCGTCTTTCTGCGGTATCTAAGAAGTTTTCGCGTGTATTTAAATCGCTTCTGAATGCTAAAGACTGTCCCATGAATGCCATTAAATCAAGTAACGCAATGTATTCAGAGCTTTCAGTGTAATCATTAAACGTTTCTGGATGATGCTGACGCAAGTAATCTACAAATGTTTTGCGGATTGTTTCAAAGTTGTAACTTTGTAGGTCGGCTTCTTTGTAGGTCTTATAGATTCGCTGCCAATCTTCCGTACCAAATATTGCCGTTTGTCTAGAGGTCTTTGCCATAAAATATGATTCTCTTAATGTTTCAACTATTTATGGAAAAGTATAAACAGCGTACTTTAAGAGTTAAGCAATAGTGGCGGTTTGCGTATCCTGTATGAACGTTATGTAAAAGTCTTCTGTACTTCTTTCCGGTAGTAAACTAACCGAAGCATGTACCCTGATAGTGTTAACTGCATTTGTAATTACAATGTCGTGTATCTCTATGCGTTGATCTAAACCAATGATACGACGAATTTCATTTTCAATCTTGCTAGACGTTAGCGAATCATTTGGGTCAAACAGATAATCCCAAACTCGGGTTCCAACTTCTGGACGTCCCGGCAATGTACCAGCGCGTATTAGAAGCGCATTAAGTAAGTCGCGCTTAATGAGATCGCGATCTGTTAGTGTGAATTTTTTAACTTTGTCTATTGTGCTAAACCCTTTAAAATTTGGCATTATGAATCTCCCGAGCAGGCGTTATAGTCTTTAGGACTAAGGGCCGATAACTTACTTGATACATCACTAAGTGATGTTGATATGCCACTTAGTGATGTTGGAATGTCACTTAGTGATGTTGGCACAGGAAGCCCTTTCCTTAAGGCTTGCGCTGCCACTGCTGCCAAAGCTGCGATCTCGGCAGGAGATTGTATTCTAAGGCTTCCTACTAGTTTATCAACACCAGCATCGATGTTGGCGGTGTCAATTGTTCCAATGGCTAAATCTGGTAACTTGACAGTGGCTGCTCCAATGCCTTTTAATTTACCTAAAATGTCTGCACTTTTAATAACTGTCAACACTGCTCCAAACTTAGCAATGTTTCCGATTTTATCCATTGCAGAATTTAAAGCATCTGACACAGTGCCTAATAGTTTAGCCTTAATATTTGCTGGCGAAAACTTTGCAGCCATTCCAGCTAATGCAGCTAACTCTGCGGCGGTTTCGTTTCCGGTTATAACTCCCTGAAAACGTAAGTCACATACATTTGTTACCATAACTTTATTAATTAGTTCACGCTGCAATTCTTCGTTATTTAATAAATCATCAACACTAGTTACACCGTATTTGCCTGTAAATACCGATGGATCAGCTAACACTGCCGCAAGATCTAATGGCGAGTACGAAACGTTAAGCCCTTTCTTTACAACACCTGTTTGCTGCAAGTCTTGTAGCGTAAGTCCATACGATCCTAGCCCATCTACTGTAATTACATTTGAAGCCTGCTCCGTGTCCTTTGCTAGTCCTGCTAATATACCAGCGGTTTCGTCAATTGACAAATTAGGTACGGCATTAATTGTACCATCAGCTGATAATACTTCGACTACATCTTTAATTTCAACTACACAACTCATATTATGATTCGTCAAACGGTTTTACGTTTGAAACTCCTGTGTTGTGTGCATCCCACGGTTCGTGTGTTGGGGCGCGTGTAACAATACTTTTAAACTTATCAGCTATTAACTTAAAGCCCTCAGTATCGTTCTTTGTTGCGTCTGGGAAACTAACTAGCGGCAGTGCCTTTGGCGCTAATACTGATGGTGCGCCCCCATCATTCAATCCTATCGTTGCACCCTTAATCTCTGTATGGCCACCCGACTTAAATGATGCTGCACCGCCTGCATCAGTAGCTAATGTGCCATCACTCTTAATGCCAATTTTAGTTTTACTGTATGCAGTAAAACTCTTTTTGCCAGTTAAGTCTAATGCATCCTCAGATTCAATTGCAATTCTTTTCTTACTATGTAAATTAATACCTTCGAGCGCATCAATGTTAACATTCATATCAGCATGAATATTAAAGTCGCCACCTGTACGTAAATTAATACTATTTGCAGCCCACCCATCAATCGTGCCTTCAGCACCTAGTTCCCACCATGCGTTACCGTTAGCATGTACGATGTATATAGATCTGCCATCGTCAGTCATTGTAATTTGATGCCCAAGCGAAGTACGAATACGTATTAAATTATTGTCGCCATTAACCTCGCCGTCATCCATAACAAAAGTATGGCCGCCACGTCTGCCGACGATACTAGTATCGGTTTCTTCACCGGATTCAATTTTTTCCTTAACGTCGTGGTCAAACATTCCGCCAGTATATATTGGGCGGCCGGGTGTACTAATGCCGTATACATAGCTTGGACTTTCACGCTGAGCACTTGATGATATAGGTCCACGATACGGATCTATTAATAATCCTTGTTTCCACATTTGTCCTGCTACTACAGAATGAATTGGTTTTGCTATTTTACCAAACTCGCTACTATCCATCGACGTTTGATTTTTGTCCATTTCGACTACTGGCTTACGTGCTGCATGGGCACATTTTTCAGCTTGGGCGGTGTTACTGTAAGCTACGTCTTCTTTTGCACCGATGGCCGGTATCATCTGATTCATTTGTGGTTCGGGAATAAAACCTATATAATAGCATTTGTCTCTCTCACCATTTGAAAAAACAACCAGTACTCTAACACCTGGGTCAGGAACGTTTGCCCACATACCATATGCATGGCCGTTATTTTCAAAATCCGGAACCGATGCGTCAATCTTTTTATGTGGTGTTACGCCGTAGTACGGTGAAAGATATCGTGCTGTGGTCCAGGATGACGGCTGGTCCTTTGTGTTTTCATCTCCAAAAGCTTCAATCCATACTTCAATTCTTCCGCTATGCGTAGGATCTGTTGTAGCCATAACTTCAGCTTCAAACGGGCCAGAGTATCCGCCAACACCGCCGCGGTCTTGTCTAAAACTTTTACCTGCTCGCCAACCATCTGTATAATCTTCTTCAGCCATTACTCTTCAGGCTCCTTACCTGTAATACATTTCTCTGGAATGTATACCAACGTGCCTTTTAATTGTTGTGTAAACTTGCCCGCGTTAAGTTGTGTTATAATAGTGTTTGCTCTATAGACAAAACTATATTGAGACACACCGCCTGGATTCCTGCCATCGACATCCTGAAGTAAGTTCTTTTGAGTTACATCAGCAACACCAGTCTCTAAATCGTAATCAACAACGGTATTAAAATTTACAGCAAAAAATACTTCGGCCTTGTCGTAATTTATTGAACCGTCGAGTAGTATATCTTCACCCGGGTCTGCAGTTGCAGCATAAAATAATTCGCTCTGTGACAGCCAGTCTGGGTCGCCAAGTATGTCAATACTAACATTGGCAATATCTTGTGGTGCATATAATACGCTAGCCGCGTTAGCAGCTTGCTCGCCAGCCTTATTTTCACTACTTTGTGCCTGTGTCGAGTTAGCTCTGTATACTTGCATTGCCCTAAGGTTTGTTTGAGTGCCTGGGTTTGCATCTGGATCTTGTTTATGTTTATCACTAAATGTAGTGTAGTAGAAATTATTATATTCTTGCTTGAAATCCAGGACCTCTGTGTTCTTACCTGTGAACCAAAAATCATATTCCTTATGTGTTTTAAAACAATTATCGCTACCATTAAAAGCTCGTGTGTCAACTGTTTTAACTTCGAAACTTGTAACAACGTAAGTAATCTTATAAGCCCAAGCCTGGCGGAACGAATCGAAATTTAATATCTCAATTCGCGGACGTATTTTAAACCACTTTAGTGCCTCGTTGTTTTTCTTTTTAAATTTGCCGGCTTTGTCCTTAGTTTGTTCAGTAATTTGTGCATACTGGTTAGTAATATACGAACTAGACCTAATTGCAAGGTCTAAAAATTTCACAATCTTCATCCCAGCATTAAGGGCAAAAGTTTGAACGGTATTAATTGATTTTGCACTATCGGATGACAACTTAGATGTAACTTGCCCTGTTGCTTCGCCTGGTGTACCGCTCCTTTGAATAGCAAAGGTGCCCGGTGCGCCTACTTTAGCGTCTTTAAGCCCAAGATTATCCTGAAATTCAATTGCATACACATTTGGGTATTCGTACTTCTTATCGCCTTTGTCGGTTTTAGTGGATAGGGTATTCTGGTGAATGTTGAGGGCTTCCATAAGTCCTTTATTCTCGATGCCGCTAGCATATTTAATTTTCTTTGTGCCGTCGAGCAAATCAGTTAAGGTATTTCCTTGTAATGCCATATCATGTGGAATAGTACCATTGACCTGACCGTGTCCTATTTGTGTTTGCGGACACACACACTCACACGAGTAAACAACCTTAGCAGTTTCAACACGAAATCTAGAAGCTGTTATCATAACAGGTATCCACTTCTCGATATATGACTTTGGATCAGACCCATCATCAAATTGTCCATTTAGTACTTGCTTACCGTTTTTATCATATCCGTAAAATCGTATCACTACCAAATAAATTTGATTAATTGGATTAAAGTTTTTGTACTTCAAATCTTTAGCAAATTTAGTAGAGGCATTATATAAACGCTCTAGGAAAGTTAATCCCATCGGTTCCGTAACTGTGAAATTTAATTTGAAAGTGTTTTGTGGCCCGCCCGTAGCTGTTCCTGCGATATAGCTCTCAAGCTGTATATCATCTAGAAAGAAATCATGATTAAAATATTTGTTACGTTTTGCTCCAAAATTACCGCCAGTAAGTGACGAGTCGCTACTTATACCACCACTTTGCACTAGCAACTCTAGACCCTCAACACTCTTTTGTCCGCTAGCCATCATGTTAAAATAGTGTTTGGGTGATTGTAGGTACAACGAAATACTATACGTCATATTGTTAAACTTCCGAAATCTATTTGGGATCGGTTCGTTTAGTTCTGGCATCTTAGAATCCTAATGTATCACGTAGGGTAGTTATAGTAGGTACTTGTATTACAGTGCCTACGCTAAAATCTATTAATGGATTTTTCAAAACATCTGGATTTCGTTGTGCAAATACCCACCACAGTTCTGAGTCTTCATATAAGTCAAATGCTAGTAAATCAGGACGCATGTTATATGTCTCTGTGATTATAAATTTTACATCACTATCCAGTTTCGGAATAGGCCTGTTAACCATTAAATCTAAGTAATGATCGTTAAGACCCGTTAAACCGTACGCACTTTTTTTCGAATATTGCATTACCAGAACCCCTTCTTAAGCAAACTACCGCTTGCATATTCTTCTAGACTAAATTCGTTACTAACTTGTTCACGTGTCTGAATTGGAATCATTGTAAAGCTAATATCAATCTTTGTAGGTACATACGTTGCCTTGCTGTACGTATCATCTTCACCGTTATTATTTTTCTTTACTGGCACTGTCCCGCCAATATCCACTTGTGTGCCGAGCCTTAGACTTGGATCAGTTGGATTACTTGGTGGGGGTGGTGTTGGTTGTATGCCTGCAGGGTTACCGCACGGAATGTAATCAACATCGTTAGGTAAGTTATAGTTCATCATGGTAACCGCACATGGATGGTTGTTAAATTGGAACTCACCAAGCCCAGTTAAGAATACAACTGGTGGCGGCATGCCTCTCTTTTTATCTTTTCCATAAAACATCTTTGTTGCACTTCTTAAGAAGTGCAATGCAGCTAACAAGTAGTTCGCTTCTTCAAGATCGTTTGCTGTGAAGGTTGCTGTTACTAGAATGTTTTGTACTTGACTTCCTTTATAGAAATAACCTCTGTAATTACTATGCACTAAGTCATAGTTTTCATAATCTGCGTTATACTGCACCGCAATTGTTGGAGTATACGGAAATATAAGACCTTCGGTGTCAGCTAACGGTTTTAATATACCCGGGTTTGCTGATCTATATAGATAATCAGCGGACGGTGCTAAGTGTAAGCGAACGCGCCAGTCATTTTCTTTGTTTGCTTCTTCCTGGCTGATTGCATTATTTGCGGCTTCCTCTGCAATAGCAGCATTAAATGCGGCTTCTTCAGCAGCTTCTTCGGCAGCTTCAAAATCAGCAATAGCATCTTCGTCTAAGTCTTCATTCTCGTTGAATGGGTCATCGTCAACTACTGCCGCAGCTGGATCATCTGATGACACTATTCCATCCGAGGACGTTGCAATTATATTTTTCTTTTGGTCGTCCGGCAGTGCATTATACTCGTCTGTAGTAATGACATTGCCGAACCTGTCTTTATACACTGTAGGTTGTGGTATAGAAGTGGTTGCCCTATCGGCCTCGGCACCTTTTGCTGTTACCGCTCGCCCTGCGGCGTTTAATTCTGAGTCTCTAATTAGAGCTGAGTTAACTTCTGCTGGTGATAATCCCTGGCTTTCCAGTACTGCGCGTTTCTCAGCTTTGAGTCTTACCCTCTCCCTCTCTAGTGCGGCTTCCTCTTCTCGTAATGCTGTACTTTCCGCGGTTTCAACGGTTATACTTCCGCGGTTCTCAGTTGTGCCGCCACCAGTTACGGTTACCGATACTTCTGTGTTGCTAAGTGTAGCATCCGTTGGTGGTGAAATAGGAGCAGCAAAATCATCCTCACCGGCAGGTATAGTAGTAGTAGATCCCGGAATAACTTCAGTTGTAATATTGCCGGCACCGTCAGTAGTTGTGGTTATAGTAGGATCGATTGTAACTACCGTTGCGGTGCGGGCAGCTTCTTCATCAGGATATTCTATTTTAGTTACTTCAAAGTAGTCATTGCCGCCATCTATGCCTGCAATAGCTTCAACACCCTCAGCAGTACTAAGACCAGCCATGTCGTATGCTTGCTCTGCGGTATACCCTTGAGCAATATATTGGTTTGCTTGTATTACTAACGATTGTTCTTCCGACCGCTGACTCATAAATGTCTTCCTATTAAGTGTTGTATTTATGGGTATTCATAATAGCGTTATATAATGAATTAGGTTGACAAAAGACTTACGTATGTTAAAATGTTAGTCACTACAGTTACAGAGGAGATTATGGCTAAGAGAAAAAAGAATTACCTAAATAATAAGGATATACTTAAAGAGATTCATTTAAGCAAAATATCATTTTGTTCCTTTCAAGATAAGATTGAGGACAATCAACAAGACTTTATAGTAGAAACACTAAGCGACATTTGGGGCTTAAAAAATGTCGAAGTTAAAAAAGCAACAGAAACAACTGATGCTGTCTTTAAAGATATACCAGTCATAGAATTAGCATTACAAGCAAGAGCAACACGCCTTTCTAAATTAGATATTCCAACCAATGTCGAAGATGTTAAACTAGAGGACGTTGTCTTTCGTGTCATGACTAACGAACATATTCCACTAGTTCCTAAGAAAAAATCAAGAGCGGGTATTGCTAAAGAAGCCAAACAAGCTAAGTCAAATGCAGTGTTTAATGAATTGGTTGAATCCGACGATGTTCAAGAACCTGCAGATCCTAGCGTTGAACTTATACCAATGCGCGTTAACTTCCCTCCGTTCTTCCATTACAGGATTACAAAATTAGCAGACCACGGGCTTGCCGAGGAAGGTAGCGATGCAATGTCAGCAAGCATTGTTGGAAAATCACACTGGAAAGGTGATTTAGTGACCGGTGAATTTAATAAGGATCTTGGTAAAACTACTGATAATCTAGCAATGATGTACATCAAACTATGTGAACGTTACGGCACTCGTAGCAACTGGCGTGGGTATACGTACAACGATGAGATGCAAGGTCAAGCACTATTGCAGCTATCACAAGTTGGATTACAGTTTAATGAATTTAAATCGCAGAATCCATTTGCGTATTACACTGCCGCAGTAACTAACAGCTTTACTCGTGTGTTAAACATTGAGAAAAAGATGCAGAACATACGTGATGATATCTTAGAAGCTAACGGACTAACACCAAGTTGGACTAGGCAGTATGCTAACGATGGTGCGAAAGACGAACCACAATTTGATTACAACGTTGGCAAGCCCGGTAGGAAAAAGAAAGCCGATAAACCTACAGAATCCACTGAAGATTAATTAGTTGCGGTTAATGCTATATCGTAGTATAATTACCGAGCGAGGATAACAATAATAAATGAGTCAGCTGTTTAGTAAAGCAATAGTATTTACAGATATACATTTTGGGTTAAAATCAAATAGTCAACAACATAATAAAGATTGCGAAGCATTCGTAGATTGGGCTATAGAAACAGCTAAAGAACACGGTTGCGAAACTGGTCTGTTCCTTGGCGACTGGCATCATCACCGGTCATCAATTAATCTCCAAACTTTAAATTATAGTTTACGGAGTCTAGAAAAATTAAACGATGCGTTCGAAAACTTTTATTTCATCCCGGGCAATCACGATTTGTACTATAGAGATAAGCGTGACATACACGGCATTGAATGGGCAAAGCACTTGCCCAATATTACAATATGCAACGATTGGTTTAAGCAAGATGATGTTGCTATTGTTCCGTGGCTTGTTGGCGACGACTACAAAAAATTAACAAAAATTAAAACCAAATATATATTTGGACATTTTGAGTTACCGCATTTTAAAATGAATGCGTTGGTAGAGATGCCGGACAACGGTACTGTTAAGAGTGAACAGATGTCTAAAGCTGAGCATGTGTTTAGCGGACACTTTCACATGCGCCAATCCAAAGGCAATGTTACGTATATTGGTAATTGCTTTCCACATAACTTTGCAGACGCCGGTGACGACCAGCGCGGCGCAATGATACTCGAATGGGGTAAAGACCCAACGTATCAAACATGGCCAGACCAACCTTTATATAATGTAATAAACCTTAGTGATCTATTAGACGATGCTGATAATTTACTCGGCCCTAATATGTATGTTAAAGTTAATGTAGATATAGATATTAGTTACGAAGAAGCTAACTTTATTAAAGAAACATTTATTAACAAATACGGTCTACGTGAAATTAGTTTAATTCCAATGAAGGATTCGGAATTTGAAGAAGACAACAATGAAGTAGTATCATTCAACAGTGTTGATACTATTATTAGCGAACAGATTACTGCAATTGAAAGTGACTTTTATAAAATTAGTTTGTTAATGGAAATATACAATAGCTTATGATAAAAATAAAAAATCTAACAGTAAAAAACTTTATGTCAATTGGCAATGCCACACAAGCTGTGGACTTCGATCGCGATGACTTAACATTAGTACTCGGAGAGAATCTCGACCTCGGTAGCAATGGCTCCAGGAACGGCACGGGTAAAACTACACTCATAAACGCACTTAGTTATGGCTTGTATGGCAGCGCCTTATCTGACATTAAAGTAAACAATCTTATTAATAAAACAAACGGAAAGAACATGTTAGTTAGTGTTGAGTTTGATATTGATGCTGTTGAATATAGAATTGAGCGCGGACGCAAACCGAACTTGTTAAAGTTCTTTAAGAATAACCAAGAACTTGTAGACGAAAACGAAGCGCAGGGTGAACAGAGGGAAACGCAAAAAGATATTGCTGGCCTATTAGGTATTAGTCATGACATGTTCAAACATTCAATTGCGTTAAACACATACACAACGCCATTCTTATCCATGCGGGCTGTGGATCAAAAGAATATTATTGAAGAGTTGCTCGGCATTACAGTATTATCTGAAAAGGCTGAAGCACTTAAAATAACTAACAAAATAGTAAAGGATAATATCAAAGAAGAAAACTTCCGCCTGGAAGCGGTTATTAAAGCTAACGAACACATAGAAGAACAAATTGCAGGGCTTGAACGTAGGCAGCGTATGTGGAAGTTAAAGAAAGATGAGACTGTTGGTGATTATACTTCCGACATTGAAAAACTCATGGAAATTGATATTAACAACGAACTGCAAAAACATAAAGACAATGCAGATGCTAGAGAAACTGCAAAGAGTACATGGTATCAGTTAACCAGCGACAAACAAGAAGAACATGATGTTACTATGAATGAGTTCATTAATGAGAAAGCCGTTGTTACCGAACACAATGCAAGCATTAGCAAACACAATGCTGAAATTTTAGATTGCAACAGATGGATTCAATCCATTGAGTCTGACCGAGTAATTAACGAAAAACGGTTACAAGGGTTAGCAAAAGATATAGAATTAATTAACGAACACAAGTGTCATGCATGTGGACAAGAACTGCATGACGAAAAACATGAAGAAATTAAAGCACAAAAAGAACAACTAGTACAAACTATTGCAGCTGAAATACTTGCAGGCGAAACACAAGAAATGGAACACAAGCAAACATTAGCAGAGCTCGGTTCGCCACTCGAAACAAAGGTAGTTCCTGAGAAACCTGTACTAGTTCCAATTGAACGAATTGAACCTCTTGTTCTAGAAACATTCTATAGTACAATTGACGAAGCGCACGGACATAAGAGCTCATTCGAAACATTAACATCACAATTAGAAACAGCACTAGCAGACGAAGATCCGTACAGCGAACAGATACACGACATGAACGATAAAGGCTTGCAGGAAATTTCGTACGATGAAATGAATAGACTTGACGAGTTACAAGAGCACCAAGCATTTTTGTTAAAACTGTTAACAAGCAAAGACAGCTTCATACGTAAAAAGATTATTGAACAGAACTTAGCTTACTTAAACAATAGGCTTACACACTACCTAACAGAGATTGGCTTACCACACCGTGTACGCTTTATGTCTGACCTATCTGTTGAAATTACAGACATGGGACGAGACTTAGACTTTGACAACTTGTCACGCGGTGAACGTAACAGACTTATACTATCGTTAAGCTGGGCATTCCGCGACGTGTGGGAAAGTTTGTACAATCACATTAACTTATTGTTTGTAGATGAACTTGTTGACAACGGCTTAGACACTAACGGTGTTGAAGCTGCAATTAAAATTATGAAGGGCATGGCACGAGAGCGCGGTAAGAGCGTGTGGCTAGTGTCACACAGAGACGAATTAATTAATCGTGTAAACAATACCATGATGGTTATTAAAGAAGGTGGCTTTACTAGTTACGAGAGCGCCGCTGCATGAAATTCGAATTAAAAAATGTAGATGAATTCCAAATTGAAGTTACGGGATATTGTAACGCGGCCTGTCCTCAGTGTCCGCGTAATCTCAATGGTGATCAAGAGAATCCACATCTACAAAAAGAACATCTGTCACGCGATATAATTGACAGAGCGTTTACGCCCGAGGTATGCCAGCACTTACGACAAATATTCTTTTGTGGTAACTACGGCGATCCAATCATGCATCCAAAGCTATTAGATATAATGGGTGACTTCATGAAAAAGAATGCAGACATTAATATTTACATGCACACAAACGGTGGAGCACGTACTCCTAAGTGGTGGGCTAAACTTGCAAAAGTAATTGGACCTAACGGGCGCGTCGGATTTAACATAGACGGTCTTAAAGATACAAATCACATATACCGCTGCAATACGGACTTTAAAAAGATTATGGCTAACGTCAGAGCATTTATCAAAGCTGGTGGTCGTGCTGAATGGAACTTTATTGTTTTTAAACATAACGAACACCAAGTACTTGAAGCTGAACAGCTTGCTAAGAAAATGAAGTTTGAAACATTTAATAAACGTGCCACTGGTCGTTTCCTAGATTACAATAACTTTATAGAACTTGACAGTTATCCAAAGCATAATAAGGATGGCGAGTTGGAATATCATATCGAGATTCCAACTGAAATTAAAAACAGAAACAGTAGCATGGTGTTCTTACCAAAGTTAAAAGAAAAACACGATCATTACTTAGGCGAATACTTTAGCAATACAGAAATTAGCTGTGACTCATTATGTAGACACCATGGCAATGCTCACGGTAAAGTCGAAAAGAGCAAACTGTTAATTACATCAAACGGTCTTGTACTCCCTTGCAACTTCTTTAATCACAACTTAGTCGATGCACGTTTTCATAATAGAGATATTGTGCCGGGCGCAAACGATATGAGCTTTTTACCCAATGGTAAAAATCAAGTCCGGGATTTTCTAGACCAGCATAACGCAACTACAGAGATGAATATAAATTATACATCGCTTAAAGACGTTATGCATAATGCGTTTTGGGATGAGCTTGTAGAGAGTTTTGATAAGACACTAGACACAGGTCGTATATTTGAATGTGCATTAACATGTGGCAAAGACTTTTATAAAGTATGGGATCAAGTACACTTCCAACAAAAATCATACTTAGTTACAGGTGGTGGGAGCGGGTTAGGTTTAGAATTAGTACATCACTTTAAAGGTGTTAACATCTCTCGCTCTAATGCAGATATAGAAGGTGACATTACTAACCGCGAAGACATAGAACGTATTGCAGAGGAGTCACTTAACTACGATGTGTTTGTTAACAATGCATTTGATGGTCCGGCTGGTGAACCACATGTAAACTTCGGGCAGGTTAACTTGCTAACAGCAGTATTTGATAAATGGAAAGCGGCGGGCAAGGAAGGACACATTATTAATATTGGCAGCACAAGCGCCACCGAAATTGTTGCACCTGACCCAACGTTCGAACGCTATAGAGTTACAAAGGCAGCGTTAATACATGCAAGCAAACAATGTACTGCGGCGTTTAAAGAAAACCAGGTACTATTCAAGACTACAGTTATTAACTTTGATAGACTTGACACTCCGCTGAGTAGGAGTCGCGATAATTGGACTGGCAACGGTACGCCGTTAACGGATATAATTAAACAAATTGAAATGATCACAGACATGCATCCTAATACTTGCATAGAAGAACTTACAAGCTGGGTGAATAGGGATTATTCCGAATGAACATAGCAATGGACCACTGGCATATAGAATTAAGCAGTAAGTGCCCACTAAAGTGTCCGCGGTGTCCGCGACTTGAAGTAGCAGAGTCATTGTTAAACAAACAACTAACACTAGACTTCTTTAAAGAACACGTTGGTGTTGACGTTATAAAGAACATTCAGAAGATTACATTGTGTGGCAACGACGGCGACCCTATATATTGCACAGATTTAATTAATATCATTAAGTGGTTTAAAGAATGTAATCCAGATATAATGATTGTCATTGTAACAAACGGTAGCAATAAACCAAAGTGTTGGTGGCGCGAGCTTGCACTTACACTAGATGAACATGACGAGATTCATTGGAGCATCGATGGGTTTGACGATATGTCAAACAACTTGTATCGTGTTAACTCAAATTGGAAAACTATTATTGACGGGGCAGAGGCATTTATTGATGCTAACGATACAACATACACGGTCTGGGCTGCAATTGCATTTAGTTTTAATCAGGATCGCTTAAAACAAATGACAGAGATGGCTAACGAAATGGATTTTGATGCATTCCAACTAACCAAAAGTACAAAATTTGGCAGTATGCACTCTAGATACCCGCGGCGTGATTTCTTAGAGCCACGTAAAGAATTTGTTTCGTCATCGGGTCGCTTTGAGCGTGACTGCATAGCGTTATCAAATAAAGAACGCCCAGACCAAAGTATAAAAAAGACTTTTAGGATACGAAAAGACGAATTAATATTTTCTAACGACGCAGGAATATGTATGATAGGCAACAAAGGCTTATTTTTAAATAGTCGCGGTGAGCTGTATCCGTGTTGTTGGGTTGCAAATAGATTTGAACACAACGACCCGTGGTCAAACAATGCACTTAACTTATATAACGAGCCAGTTAGTAAACTTGCAACTTGGTACGATGATTTGATTTTTACATCAGCGGAATGTGTAGCTAAATGTACAAGGGCAAAACTTGCTGATGATGATCACACGTTAGAATGGTGATTAACTGTAGTAAAAATCAGTTATGTTAAACTCAGTAAACAGTTTATCTATAAGTTTTGTTAGTTTTCTAGATTTTGGATAAGCAGGAACTTTCTTCTTAGGATACTTTGCTTTGAAGAGTTTAATCATTTTATTATAAGATGATTTTTTAATTTTTGGTACTTTAGGTACCTCGCTAGGATGAATGTAATAATTATCATCCTCGCAATACGCGCCAGCTTCTAAGTAGTCAGCTAGGTTGCGTAAGAACGATGGGAGATCAGTTGGGTGCTTAGATACATCAGCACCAAAGTATCGCTTCCAGTTATTTGTTATCTTACCTTCCATTGCGTTAGCACGGAATTCGATAGCATTGCGAATAGTACCTTTATCTTCTGCATAAGGTTCAGCCTTTAGTTTATGTATATGATCTAAAGCTGTCTTATCCAAAGGCACAGGTACGCCAAGTAAAGGACAAATTTTATTATTTTGCTTGTGGAGTTTTTCTTTAAGGACCTTAATGTCCTTTGTTTTAAGCTCTATATATGGCATACTGATATTTATAGTGGTGCAACAACGACTATAAATATCGACATGTTGTACACTCCGCGAAGGGGTATACATCTAGGACGTTACAGACACCCAGTCAAAATGCACCCAGGAGCGGTGTGGGAAAATTCAGAACCCTTTGGAAGTTTATTGATTTAGCCTAAACACTATTGAAAGCCTTGGCGCAGGCGGTTAACATGCGCTGGTAACTCCTTCCTGATGTGAGAAGGTAGCCTAAATGCTCCGGGCAATAGCGGAGTTAACAGTCACTAACCGTGCCAACGGCTGACGATGCAATATGCCTTCCATATAATGCGTTTGACTGTGAAAAGAAATCAATTATGGGAAATAGTGTTTAGGCTAAATGATGACGGCTCTGCTAGAAAAAGAATGCAACCGTCGACCCTTACTTTGCTGGTGATCACAACGAGGTGAAGTAAAGGTTCCGTTGTGAGAGTCGGACATAGGAGGTAGCGGGCGACCGCCTTCGTGTTATTAATAATAACAATTGTCTATCGTGTGGGTGTTAACAGTATATCGTTAACATTGGTGAAAAAGTTCTAGGTCAACTAGTAAATCTCCAAAACAGAAAATATTTTTTTGTTTTTTGGCCCGCCTTAGGTGGGTGGAGTATGACTCCTTGTTCAGGTCAATCAGTTCTACTAGATAAACAGTAAATTTATTCTTTCCTAACGAATTAATACTAACTTAGCGTAAGCAGATATGAGTTTGTGTAGCGATAGCGTAACAAACGAATAGATTTGCAAAAGCAAATCTCCCACAATGAGACTACATTGTCACTGTTATGACTAAAGGATCTGGTGTTAAAAGAAGGGTAAACCTGATTTCTTTGTAAGTTCTAGGTTTTCTTTGGATATGTTAGCAATCATTTCACGTTCACTAAGACTCATATTAAGCACGTCATGATATTGAACACCACCACGCATTGCCCAAGACAATTTTAACGACTCATCGCGTATAGAGGCCGCTTCTTTATCTAGTTGATCAACAAAATTGGAAATTTCTTCAGAATTCAGGATTAAGAGTCTTGCACGAAAAAAGATGTCATATCCAGTGTAAACGGTTGCTCGTATTCATGTCTGCATTCTTCTTCAAAGCATTTAATCTTAAGTGGCTTTAGAGCCTCAGATGTTTTTTGTGTAATAACTGCTTTCTTAATTTGTTTGAATATTTCGTTATTACAATTTTCTAAAAACTCTAGGATATATTTTTCGCTATCACATGTAGTGCTAGGTGTTGTAATTGACTTAATGTTTTTAGCTAGTGTTGCAATGGTGTATTTAGATACCTTTTTAAATGCGTCGGACAATAATTTAACTTGTTCATCTGCATCCATCTCCGAGTCTGCTATAATGTTTGACATTTTTTCTTCTTCAAATTGTAATTTATTATTTTCATTCAAGTCTTTATAAACCATTGGCTTAAAGAAAATAGTTAAATCACCTAGCGTTAACGGCTTAGAATAATCAGGATATTCAACTGATTCAATTATTACTCTTAAATCTAATGAGAAACTATGTTCTTCTTTACATTTAGGGCAAGTAGTATCTATATCCATTTGATGACCGAAGCTTGCAATTCGAATTGCAGCTAGTACCGCAGTGATATCTGTAATTGGCATCTGCCACGGGTCTTTGATAGATGGAATACAACTTTTAATAACGTCAACAATAGCCGATCCGTTAAACAATGCGTCAGGCGTTTTATAAGTAATTTCGTCTAACGCTGTCATTGGGTAAACTGGCAATTCATTTGTCTCAGGCATTTCAAGTGACCCGGCAGCATAGTATTCACCTTTGCTTGGCAACTCTAAATGAATTGCTGGACGTCTAAAGTATTCTGATAAGGGATTTTCGCTCATGTAATAGTTTCCATAAATAGTTAAGTACATCTATTTATACGCACAGAAAAGCAGGGTTAAAATATCACATGGCAGATACCGAAGAACAAATTGAAAAGTTAGAAGAATTAATCGAAATGTACGAGAAAATGACTCGTACAGGCGAATCAGGAATTGACGCTCAGGTTAAACTATGGCTATCAACTTCTAGAGCTGGACAATCAGTTACCGCGCTTGGCGACGCTGCAGGAAAAGCTACAAAAGGTCTTAAAGACTCTGCAAAATCCATAGGAGGATCCACTGGTAATTTCAATGATTTAACGGCTGCGGTAACAGGTGTTATTGGAGCAGTATCGGGACTACTAGGAAAAATACCAGTCATTGGCGGTATCATTGAAGGCCTTGGAGATGCGGCACAAGAGTTAGCACAGTTTACAATTAGCCAAACGCAATCAGGTTTTGATTCGTTCCAACAATTATCAAAAGCAGGACAGATTGGCGCTGACGGCGTAACTGGGTTAGCCAGATCAATTGACGAAGCTGGTATACCACTTCAAACTTATGCAAAATTATTAACTTCAAATTCAACGGCATTAGCTTACTTTAATACATCTGCTCTTAAAGGTGGCAAGTCGTTTGGTAAGTTGATGACGGAAATGCAAGATGGACAAGGTCATATGCTTCGTAATCTAGGCTTTAGCTTAGAAGAGATTGGCGAAACAGCGATCGGTTATCAGACTTTACAACAACGTTTAGGTTTTGCCCAAGAGATGGATCAAGACAAACTAGCTAAGTCTGCCGCATCGTACGGTAAAGAATTAGATATCATATCAAAATTGACAGGCGAATCAAGAAAAGACATCCAGGCTAAACGTATGGATCAATTACGAGATTCAAGATTTGCTGCCTATCTTAGAACACTTAACGACGAAGAAAGAGAACGTGTGATAAAAACCGCAGCAAATATGGCGCTAATTGGTGATGAGGCTGGTAAAGCGTTCCGTGGCGCAGCAACAGGATTTGTAACAGGTGACGCTGAACGACAGGCAATGGTAGCTGGAACGTACGACACAATGCGAGAAATTCATAAGCAATCACTAGATGGAACTGCAAACTTTGCAAAGACAGCAAATCAAATGAAAGACGCTAGTGCTATTGCGGCTGACAGATTCATGGGATTGGTTAGTGCGGTTGGTGATACAGGCGTAATTGGTGCATTTAGTGAAATTGACAAAATTGCAAGAATGAATGTTAAGGAGCAAGAAGCGGCCATTGCAGCACAAAAAGCACAAACTAAAACTACTAAAGAAGGTGGTGATAAAGCAACTAATGCCTTAACTAAATCAATGACAACGATGCAAAAAACAACAGCAGAAATGAATGGAATGTTTATAGCAACAAAGCTAGGTACAGAAGGAATAGAATTGTTTACTGACACTTTAGCTGCATCTGTTGATATGATTGCTACAGCATTTGGCGTTGATACTGCTACAGAAAGAAAAGAAAAGCGCGCGAAAATTATTAGTGATGCCGCAGCTGGCAATAGATACAGTTTAGGCCTAGGGAAGGGCGAGACTGGGAAAATATCAGCTAGCCAGTCACCGGAGTTACAAAAGGCGTTAGCTGATATCAAACGTCTTGAAGATGATGCAGATGATGATGATGGTATGTCAGCAGCAGATATAAAGTTATTAAGAAAAGCCAGAGAGACCGTTGAACGATCATCAGTTAAAGTTGACGACCTTATTAAGGAATTAGTACCAAATGCTGGCTTAGGGGGATGGAACGTCAAACGTCGTTTGGGTCTAGGTGATGACGATTATATATTACCGTCTCAGGCAGCCTTACTTAAAAAGGCATTCAAAGCCGCGGTTGAGAAAGGTGACATCGTAATGAACGATGGTAAGATGAAAAGTGCCGCACCTTCAGTTAGAACTGCATTTGATCGTACTATGGGAGCAGACATTGTTCAATCAGGCCCGGGTGACGCGACAAGTCCTACTCGAAGCAGACCGCAAGAGTTAAAATCACAGCAAGACGCATTAGACGCGGCGTTGCAACAAACTATTACAGCCGCTGATGCTGATGGCCACCGATCAGACCAAGAAAAACAAAGTATTCTAGCATTAACAAAAGTCCTTAAGGGTATTCAAACAGAAATGAATGGCTTGAAGAGGTTAACTGAAGATGGTAATAATGATAGAAAACGCGGCCTAAGAGATTAAAACTGAGTAAGTAAATACCTAGATGTATCCCATTAGTACATAAATAGCATAAAGAGAATCATATATGGCTTGGAAAAAATATTTTAAAGTAGCAGATACTTCGGGGACATTGAGCCCAATTAGTGGCGGCATGGGTACACTTAACGGACAGGTTGGCTTTAGGAACTATCAAAGCAACTTACCAGAAGTGTACACTGGTCACCCAAATCGAATTGAACGTTACAATCAATACGAAGCAATGGATATGGACAGCGAAGTTAATGCATGTCTTGATATCATTGCTGAGTTTGCAACACAGAATAACGAACAAAACAACACAGCATTCAATATTCATTATCACGAAAAACCAACTGATAATGAAATTAAAATTATTACCCAACAGCTACAGCAATGGGTTAAGCTAAACGAATTCGATAAACGTATGTTTAAAATCTTCCGTAATGCTATTAAGTACGGTGATCAAGTATTCATCCGTGATCCAGAAACGTTTAAGTTATTTTGGGTTGAAACTAATAAAGTACGCAGGGTAATTGTTAATGAAAGTGAAGGTAAACTACCTGAACAATACATTATTCAAGACATTAATCCGAACTTAGAAAACTTAACTGTCGCAGCAAAAACAGTATCTGACTTCCAGTCCGGTCAGCCGAATAGCGGTTATACTGCACCACAGACATATACAATTCCAGATCAAGCTGGCGGCGGCAATACAGGGCGTTTTAGTGTAGGTCCTAAGGAGTCAGCTGTTGATGCTTCACACGTTATGCACATTAGCTTAACAGAAGGACTTGATTACAATTGGCCTTTTGGACAATCAATACTTGAACAGATTTATAAAGTCTACAAGCAAAAAGAATTACTTGAAGATGCTATTCTTATCTACAGAATACAACGAGCACCAGAACGTCGTATCTTTTATATTGATGTAGGTAGCATGCCAGCTCATTTAGCAATGAGTTTTGTTGAACGTGTTAAAAATGAAATACATCAACGTAGGATTCCAACACAAAGTGGTGGCGCCAATCAATTAGACGCAAGCTATAATCCAATGTCAATGAACGAAGATTACTTCTTTCCACAGACTGCAGACGGACGTGGATCTAAAGTAGAAACACTCCCTGGCGGTCAAAACTTATCTGAAATTGATGACTTGCGATACTTCAATAACAAGATGGCGCGTGGTTTGCGAGTTCCTAGTAGTTACTTGCCAACTGGCCCTGACGACACGTCGGGTACAGTAAATGATGGGCGCATGGGTACAGCATTAATACAAGAGTTTCGCTTTAATCAGTATTGCGAACGTTTACAGAACAGCCTTATTACAAAGATGAATGAAGAATTTAAAATGTTTATGCGATGGAGAGGGTTTAATATTGACGCTAAGATTTTCGATCTTAAGTTTAATGAACCTCAAAACTTTGCAAGCTATAGACAGACTGAGCTTGACTCAACCCGCCTAGGTAACTTTGGCGGTGTAGCCGATATTCCTTATATGTCTAAACGCTTTGCACTTAAACGATTCCTAGGACTATCTGAAGAAGAAATGCTTGAGAATGAAACAATGTGGCGCGAAGAGAACAACGTAACCGATGAAGAAGAGACAGGCTCAGCCGGTAGTGATTTACGTGGCGTAGGTGTAACACCAGGCGACATGGACGCTGACTTAGGCGACTTGGAAGACTTCGAAGCAGAAGATGATCTCGATCTCGGCCCAGATGAAGCAGGTGCAGGCGGCGAACTAGATGTGGAACAGCCATAAATAACAGTATGAAAAAGCTATTAACTGAATCAGAAAATTTACGTAGATTATCAACTATAGTTGATGAAACTCAACTTAATGAATATTTTGTTCAAGAAGGTATGACTCTTGAAGAAGTGTTTAATTCGATATTTCCTGATCCAGTTGAAGAAGAAGAATTTATTAACAACGAAGGTTTTGGCCTGCAAGCATTAACAGCGTGGCACGATGCACATACTAAAATTAAACGTCTCGAACAAGCCTGGGCAAAGTATGCTACGGTTAGAGTTACTAACCGAGTGTTAGCCAGAATGTTAGATCAAAAAGCTGGGTACTTAGAATACAGTATTGATGACGCAGACGATTATATGATAGAAAATGCTGCATTACATAAAATGATAGAATTTATTGAATCGTTACAACCGAATGATTTAACAGATCAGTCAGGCGAGGAATTTGAATGAAAATGTCCGACGTAACAATTTTGAATGAACTAGATCAACATATTCCTGGCATGCAAGACTTAGGAGACGACCAGTCAACTAAGTATTCCTTACGTCAAACACGTCTTACTTTAAAGCAAATCAACAAGCTAAGAAAGATGAATGACATCCGTGAGTACGAGAAAGAAGCAAAGCTAAAAAACATTCGTGCTCAATATAGCACACCAGATGAAGACATGGGTGGCGAACCGTTCTAATGAAAGAATTAGATCAACTTAAAATGCTTAAAGAAAGCATTGCACGTATTGAAGAAGAAACTAGTGAAGACTGGTATTCACTAAGTGATATAACAGATCCATATGATAAATTACTTAACACATTAGCTACAGCATTTTTTGACAAGTATGAAGCTGAACCAGAATTTGATCATGATTATGATGATATAGTAGTTGCATTTGATGTAGCTATTGACTCATTTGTAGGACATCTTTTTAGCCCCACCGAAGCATCAATGGAACAAGTTGACTCGTTAACCCCACCACAAATAGAAAAAATTGTAGATGTGTATTGGCAACTAGAACATGGCGCCACTCGAGCAGATAGTCTACACTAACCAGTAATACCCCCTGATTCTTCAAAAGATCTACCTTTTCACACCTTTTCCCCTGTTAAACCCTTACTTTTCCCCTTGACCGATTAAATACCAGCATAGAAAGTATACTTTTAGGAGATTCTAGAATGAATAAATTTGAACAACTTATTGAGTACGTAATCAATGAAGAAGACAGCAAAGCTGAAGAACTTTTTCATGACATCGTAGTTGAAAAGTCACGTGACATTTACGAATCATTAATGGATAGAGAAGATGAGTTAGGCGGCGATGCAGCTGACGAACTTATTAACGATATTTCTGCTGATGAAACCGGAATGCGCGAAGACGAAGATGAAATGGGCATAGACGACATGGGTGCGGAACCAGAGATGGGCGACGAAATGGGCGGCATGGGCGATATGGGCGGCGCTGAAGAAGAAGCCGACTTAGAAGATCGTGTAGTTGATTTAGAAGACCAGCTTGATGCTTTGATGGCAGAATTTGATTCTGCAATGGGCGACGAGATGGGCGGTGACGAGATGGGTATGGAACCTGGCATGGATGACATGGGCATGGAACCAGAGATGGGCGGCGAAGAAGAAATGATGGCTGCTGGTCGATTCGAAAGCGAAGAAAATGCTGAAGAAGCTTTAGAAGAGAATGTTTCTCTAACTAAAGTAAGCAAAGGTATTTCTAATTCAACAGAAGAAGGAACAATTAACAAGAAGTCTGTAAACGCTGACAACAGCGGTAAGAAAGGCGCAGTTGCTAAACCGCACCAAGAAATTGGTGAAGAAGGTAACGTAGCTGATCCAACAGTTAAACCAGGCGACGGCACAACAGAACCAAACGAAAGCAAAGTAACTGAACCTAAGAAAAAGGGTGAAGATGCTGGCGTTAATAAGAAAAGTATTTCCGGTTCTTAAAGGTAGTTTAATATGAGTTTCTTAAGAGAACACCTAACATTCGATGCAGCCCACGTACAACTTCTAAGTGAAGATAATACGAAAGGCGGCAAAGATTTGTACATGAAAGGTATATGTATTCAAGGCGATCAACGTAATGCCAATGAACGTGTATACCCAGTTCGAGAAATTACTACCGCAGTTAAAACGTTAAATGAACAAATCACTGGTGGCTATTCCGTTTTAGGCGAAATAGATCACCCAGATGATTTAAAGATAAATTTAGACCGCGTGTCGCACATGATCACAGAGATGTGGATGGAAGGCGCTAACGGTTTTGGCAAGTTAAAGATACTACCGACGCCAATGGGCAAAGTCATTGAGACAATGCTTGAAGCTGGCGTTAAACTAGGTGTTTCATCTAGGGGAAGTGGTAACGTTAACGAAGCTACAGGACACGTAAGTGACTTTGAGATAATCACAGTCGATATCGTTGCTCAACCTAGCGCACCTGAAGCGTATCCAACAGCTATATATGAAGGCCTTATGAATATGAAGGGCGGATTGAAGTTGTTAGGTATTGCAGAAGAGGCTAGCGAGAACAAACGTGTACAAAGATATTTGAAAGAAGGCGTAATTGCTCTAATCAAAGATCTTAAAATTTAGGAGACTACGAAATGCTAGATGCAATCAAACAATTGCTTGATAGTAACGTGATTAACGAAGATACCAGCTCTGAGATAATGGAAGCCTGGGATTCAAAGTTAAACGAAGCTCGTGAAGAATTGCGTACTGAGTTACGTGAGGAATTTGCACAACGTTACGATCACGATAAAACAGTAATGGTAGAAGCTCTTGATAAAATGGTTACTGAAGGTTTAGAAGCAGAGATTGTTGAATTTAAAGAAGAGAAAGCTGCATTAGCAGAAGATCGCGTTAAGTTCAATAAGAAAATGTCTGAAAACGGTGCTAAGTTTAATAATTTCATGACAGCTAAGTTAGCTGAAGAGATTAAAGAACTTCGTAAGGACCGCAAGATCCAAAGTGAAGGTTTAGAGGCTATGGAGTCTTTTATTGCTAAGAACTTAGCAAAAGAGATTCGTGAATTTGCACAAGACAAGAAGGACGTAGTGGAAACTAAGGTCAAACTTGTTGCAGAAGCACGTACCCAACTCGTTGCACTTAAGAAACGCTTTGTAAAAGAAAGCGCATCTAAAGTACGGAACCATGTTAAAACCAAGTTATCAACTGAGTTAACAGCGTTACAAGAAGACATTAAAGCCGCTCGAGAGAACAGCTTTGGTCGACGTATTTTTGAAGCTTATATGAGTGAGTTCACAGCAACACACTTAAACGAAAATGCAGAAATCCGTAAGTTGAAAGATACATTAGCAGTTAAGGAAACAGAGTTAACAGAATCTGCAACCAAAACTACTAAGTTGGAAGCACTTACAGAAAGTAAAAACAAAGAGATTCGCATGATTAAAGAGAGCAATCAGCGTGACGAGGAACTAACAGATTTGTTAGCACCTTTGAACAAAGACAAGCGCGAAATTATGTCAAACTTATTAGAAAGCGTTCAAACAAGTCGTTTAACGAATGCTTTTGAGAAATATCTACCAGCGGTACTTGCTAATAAAGCTAAGGACGCTGCACCTCGTAAGAGAACTGTAGTTACTGAAAGCCGAAAAGCTGTAACTGGTGATAAAGCTACTAAAGTGAAAGTAGACGATAGCAATATTGTCGACATTAAAACTTTAGCTGGCTTAAAATAAAGTGTAAATAGGAGATATATAATGTCACAAGCACTATTAGAAAGCCGTTGGGGTGAGACCAAAGAAGCATTGCTTGAAGGTCTAGACGGTACAAAACGTTCTACAATGAGCGTTATTTTAGAAATGAGCGTTATTTTAGAAAACACTCGTAACCACTTAGCAGAATCTGCGACAAGTGGCGCTACTGCCGCTGGTAACGTTGCAACATTAAACCGTGTTATTTTGCCAGTTATTCGACGTGTTATGCCAACCGTTATTGCTAACGAGTTGGTCGGCGTACAGCCAATGTCTGGTCCAGTAAGCCAGATTCATACTTTACGTGTACGTTACGGAACTACAATGACAGATTCAAGCGCAGCAGCTACAGACGTTGCCGCAGGCGATGAAGCATTGAGTCCTTTCAAAATTGCTCAAGCATATTCTGCTGGTAATGGCGCAGCACAGGCC